TAGTGGGGTAGCTCGGTCAAGGGGTAGGATTTCTGCAACACAGAATAAAGAAGTGGCAATGTTCAAGCCTAACTTATCCACTTACGCTTTAAGACCGATAGACGGTGCGAGAAGGGATGAGAACAACGAGCTGAGACAAGATGCCGGTATTACAGACCAAGATCAGATTCGTTCAATCATGGCACAGCATAGAAGAATGTTAGATTTGCCTCCTATTGTCTTTGCCATCAACCCAACCTCTATACAGTTCAGCTATAACGACAGACAGAGTTATGGAGATGTCACTCGCTATGGTTTTATCTTTCATCGTTGGGGTGAGGAGCAAACCGAAATCAACATCACTTGTACGATAGGTGCATTTATCGCTGGTCGGGATAAAGTGGAGGTACCAGACTTTGACGGAAACATCCAAGGCATATCGGGCTTACAATATGTGAGTCGTAGGGATAGTTTAGCGTTTAGAAATCTAACCTCAATCCTCGCTTTATATCGCAACAGTGCCACCATCGTTGACCTTCTTGGTAGGTCGAGAGCTTATCATGCTGTGGGTACACAATGTATTCATTATGACGGTCAGACTTGGGAAGGTCGTCTTAAGAGCATGGAGTTTTCTTTAAGTGAGGATCAACCACATGGGGGGATTGAGTTCAGTTTGAGCTTTACTGTATTCAAGCACACACAAGAGGGATTTGAGTATAAGTCGCAGTTATTCCCTATGAAGCCACCTTCAGCGAGTGCCGATCAAGTAGGTAGTATAGATCAGATCCTCAATGATGCAGATAGTATAGGAGACAGTGCAAGCTCGATAGGTAGCTCAATTTCATCTAGTACATCAGAGGCCCTAAATGCAATAGCCAATAACTTTAGTGGCAATGTTGATCTTGGTGGTTTTTAAGGAGTTAATATGAAAGTAAGTGATAGACCATATGCAGGAAACTGGTCAGAGGACTTTGTAAATAAGTACCGAAAGACTCGCTCTTGGACTCCTGATGCCATTGTGACTTTTAATGGTGAGACTACGCTACCAGGTTGCCCGACTTGTAGGAACAAGATTGATTTCTCTAGGTTCATCACGAGCGTTAATACAAGTGGGGGGGTAGATGGGTCAAATAGTTGTGATATAAGTTTAAAGATCCCTTGGGCTTATGGAGACTCTGTATATAAAGACGGTAAGTTTATCCTCGTATCCGGTATCGAGGTTTTCGTTTATTATAGGGGCTTCTTTCAAGTTAAAGACCTTGCCTTAAAAGCAGACAACATCAACCTAGAAAACGGAGAAGTGTTATCTGCACCTGATGCCGAGATCAGACCTTATTACCCTGTCTTTCATGGTGTCATATCGGGTGTAGATGTGAGTCTAACAGACGGAGCATATGAGGTGTCTATCTCCACGAGAAATATGCTCTCGTTTTGGGATAATCAGCAGATCAATACACAGCAAGGGTACTTTGCCGCTGACCCAACCATGTCTCGTGGTTCAGTTAATCTTAGAGGTCATGTATACACAGGGATGACCCCACACCAAGTCATCTACGATCTGTTTTTAGATGCAGGAGGTAGTGCCGAGGGTACAGGGTTTGCTTTGTCAAAGAAGTCGAATGTTAAAGCTCGATCAAGCACAGGACCACAACTTTATTCTTTGATGATTAGGTACTTAGAGCAACGCTTCAAGAATGGTATGTATGGGCTTCGTATGTATGGTGCATCAGGTCGTATGTACTCAGCGATAGAAACACAGATTATTGCGAATAAAGCAGTCACCAAGTCTGAAAACTCGGCAGAGTTCAGAGAGGTGGTAACAAGACAGAATAAACCCTATTCACAGCCTAAATCGAACGAGATTTCTTTTTCTCGATTGGTCAAGGCGGGACTGATCGCTTTTGAACATAACAACGCTACTGGCGGTCGGGTTCAAAGGACAATGGACGCTAGATTCTTGGGTAAGGTAACCGAGGAGGATAAGACAGGTTTGAGCGTATTTTCACTCAAGCCTTTCGTGCCGGACTTGGGGTCGTTTGGTCAGATTGAGTTCTTTGAATCTCAGATGGAGACAAAAAAATCCATTGCTGATCGTGTTTGTCAAGCGACAGGATATGAGTTCTATCAAGACATGGACGGAGACTTAGTATTCAAACCTCCGATGTATAACATGGACACATCGGGAGATCGAGTTTATAACATCTACCGAGAAGATTGTATCGACATCAGCTTTACTCATGCTGAACCCGAAGCAACTTATATCACTATGAAAGGATCTCACTTTAGGAACTTCAATGGTGTAGCACCGACAGGAGAGTGGGGTGTTAAAGGTGTCTATGTAGACTATGCTTTGGTCGCTAAATATGGGTGGAAGGGTCAAGACTTCGACTCGTCTTTTTATAGCAATGGAAGGCAAGCCTATTACGCGGCCGCTGTGGAGCTAGACAAGCAAAATAAGACGACCGAGGGGTGTAGTGTGACCATCCCTCTCCGCCCCGAAATCAAAGCTGGATACCCTGTCTACATTGAGGAGAACGACTGCTACTACTATGTGGAATCAGTCAACCATTCATTCAGTTATGGTGGGTCATGTACGACCTCTCTAACCTTAACCTGTCAGCGTAAGAAGTTTATTCCACCAGGAGATGCTTCTGTTAAGTATAGAGATGATCCTTCAAAGGCAGTGGACTTAGGTCGTACCGAGTTGCCCGAACGCTATCTTTACAAGAGGTATGATCGCACTGATGAGGGTAGTAGACAGATCAACGCTCAAACACAAGACACAGACATTGCGTACAGGAAGATCACAGGATTTCCTAATGTGGTGATGGCATTTGACCATCAAAATGTGAGTCCGAATATGTTGTTCTTCACACCCGACTTACAAAACTTGGGGGGTAAGGGTACAAGAGAGCGAGAGCGATATAGAAACATGATTATCAATGAGGGGCTTCGTTTAGGTGTCCTCAATGTCGAGAATGGAAATGACCAGCGTAGAGGTCCTTGGTTCTTAATGGTTCCGCAAGCAGATGGGTCTGCACCGAGAAAAGTAGTGCTTCCTTTGGACGGAACTGACATTGCGGGTACAGATCAGTTAAGGAGAGTTTCAGAACGATCTCGTAGAGATGCTGAACGAGCGGCGAAGAGAATAGGTAAAGGGGGTCAAGCGGCTGCTGTTGAGAGAGCGAGGAAGAGGGAAGCTGACCGGTTAGACGCATTACAAGGCAACATTCAGAGAGCTGTTGGCACAGCAGGTGTCTATGAGGGTTCAGAAGAAACCACAGGTTCATCTCCCACAGCTACGATCCTTGACCTCATTTATCTGATTCAATCACAAAGAGGTCGCAACCCTGGCAACTCACCTTTAACAAACTTAATGTCAGCTTTGACGGATAAGAAATCGAGCTTTGTGCCTAGAGCACAGGGATACTTTAGATACTATTCATCATCACACCCTAGCCCCGAACATCAAGGACCAGATCTCTTTGAATACAATATAGACAGTGAAGGGGATACCCCCGAACTTGTTTTCAACGACAATGTACCCGACACAGTTAGGGATAATGTAGTCAAGGCTAAACCAGATGGGGATGGGGATACAGTTATCTTCGGTAATGACGCAGATGATCGTAGTCAGATCGTTCGAGGGTTATTGACAAAGACCATGTATTCTAATGGTTTGGAATATGTGCCGACTAAAGACATCACCTCTTTATCTTTTCAAGTCAGTGGTGATTTTAAAGTCGGCTACTCTTCTGGGCCAATAGTCAAGCTGTCGGAAGTTTGGTATCAACGAAACTATGAACCAGGTACAGAGTTTTGGGAGATGACATACAGATCAGTAAGAAGATCTCTATCTCGTGCGATTGACAAAGCCACACCGTTTGGGACTTTCTTAAACTTTTTCAATAAGGAAGCAGATGGAGCAATCACGCAGATCTCAATGCCCCTTATCAAAAAAGACTTCCCACCTGCGACTTGGGCGAGTGAGGAAGCTGAAGCATATTTTAATGATGAGAACAACTATCCTATAACTGCTGTTGACACTTTAAGTTTTGATGTCAAAAACCTCAAGTATGACCCAGATGGTACTTCTTCTCGGAGGGGGAGAACCATCACTAACAAAAACACAATAGCGAGTCATGTGGCATCAGTCTTTTTATATGCCCTTTGGAAGAAATCTAAAGAGGTACACCCTTCTGCATACGACACAGAGAAATGGCAGAGGTTAGTAGCAGATGTATCTCTTGATTCTATAGCAGAGCAAGAATCACTGATAGGCGGTGTAAGGGCATATGTATATGGTTTGGCTGACTCAACAATGGGACTCCCTATTAGATCCCTCCCAATCTTAAAGAGTCAGACGACCTTCCAAGTAAAAGAGCGAACACAGACAATCACTCCAATCTTCCCTATCTCTGACGCTAAGGGGTATGAGGTGTTCGGAGCGTATCAATATGGTAGGGGTCTTACACCAGCTAGGGGTACATTATTTGACGCTCTCTTAAGGCAAGACCCTTCTCAGATCTTTACACCAGAAGATCTTAAGCAAGCGATGGATAATTTAGACGCGGCTAACAACCAAACCGAGTTTCGAGCGAGGTTGAAGCAAATGTATATACGCAGAGTGACGGACATGAGTCCAGAAGATCGAGATCGTCTTAGGGTAGGGTTAGGGTTGGACGGTGAGATACGAGACACCGAAGATAATAGAATCGAAGATGAAGTAAGTGCGTTAGCAAACAGGCTTATGACTCGTAGTGATGAGCAGGTCATCACGAACATTCCTTCATCTCTTGCCGAGATTTATCCAAGCGAAGATGGGAATGAGGTTTGTGAATGTAGAATACACAGTACAGACGCAATCTTATTGGAGGGGTCATTAGACTTAGACAACTTCTTAGAGATTGAGAATCCAGCACTTAGAGGTATTAGAAACATGACCGAGAAGAAGGCAGTTGAATGGAGAGAGCATCAGACAGCTCTGCGTGGCGAAAACCTTACACGACCAGTACCAGGACAAGGGGGCTTTGCCACCTCGTCCTCATTTGGGTCGGACTTTGATTTTAACAATCGTGGCAACAATCGTTTGCTGAACTCGTTTACTAGGGTCAATGAAAACAACGAGCTTGAGTTTGCGAACCCATTTGCAGGGGCTGTCTCAAGTGCGAGTGCAGGGGCTGATCAGTTAAGCGATCAAGCAAGAGCCATCAAAGCGGCTTCCGAACGATTAGGAGGAGATGATAATGACTGATGTAAACTTAATGAGGGAACAAAACGCAATAGATAACATGAACGCTGACTCAAGCAGAGGCTGGTCAGCTCTTTCGATGTGTATTGCTCAGATTGTTGAGATTCATTGGGAGGAGATGAGGTGTACTTTAGAAATCCTTAATGGGAACGGAGCTGACACGAGGGCATTAACAGGGGTGGAACTACTGATGCCTTCTATGGGTAATCGCCACTTCATGGGAGGCATACCAGAGATTGGTGATCAATGTGTTGTGGGTTGGTTTGCACATGACACAAGAGCAGGCACAGCAGGTAAGACCCCTGCCATCTTAGCGTGGTGGCCTTCAACACCTTGGGTCAGACATGATTGGCACATGACTCAAGGTTTCGACCCCGATGAAAACATAATGGAGGACAATGTAAATAGACAGATTGTCCAAAACTTTTATCAGCGTATCCGACATAAAATGAGACACTTCTCTCCTGGCAATATAGGAGCGAGTTCATCTCAAGGGTCAGATATGGTTCTTGATGAGAGCGTCTTGTTGAGCAATCGGAGAGCGAATGAGATCATCATAAGAGATCAAGACCAAGCGATCATTATGAGATCTTTACAGCAGTTTCATGCGATGTCGGGAGCTAGGGTCTATGCTGGTATGGTTCAAAGAGATGCTAGGACTTTACCGAGAGAGATGTTCTCTGATGGGATCAAATGGGATGCCAACATACAAATAGACTCCGAGGGTAATCCTTATAATCCATTTAGTGGTGGCGAGGGCTTTGAAAACCCTTTAGAGCAAGGAGAGCTACAGCCTCATCCAGTTTTCCAAAGAGACGAATTTGAGGGAGTCGGTGTAAACATTGAGGGTGAGCGTACCAACTATAAAGGTAGGTTTCCGACTCATTTAGACCCTTATGTTTTCTTGTACAACGCAGGGTTTGTGGATGATAACTATGATGAGCTGAACGAAGAAAGCGACATCATTTATGGTGGTAAGTCGATACTAAGAGTCGGTAATGAGTTTGGTAAAAATGCGTTTGATAATGGTCAAGCCTTTACCGAGTATCGTATTGAGATGAACCACCTAACAGACGGTATTCTTCCTGTAACCGAACAGACAGATGGGTTTGACTCTGATAGGGCGAGCAATAGACCTAACGAGAACAGGACTCCTCCATTTATCGAATGGGTGCTAGGAACACCTGTAGGGAATGATGCGTTTTCAGCTAAGGGCAAAGCTGAATACGGACTACCTGTCGTACCTAGTTTAGCAAATCTTGGAGTGGCGAATGGAGAAACACCTTTCGCAGATCATGCGGCGACTCTCTTAAGAATCACACCTGTTGTCCCTAACACAGACGACTCTTTTGTGTCATTTACGAAGGGTGGGAAGCTCAAGGCTAAGATTTCTAGTCCGTCACAAGATGCTTTTGAGGCTAGAGTAGAAGGTGGAGCTTTATTAGAGGTCAATAATGACTTGTCGATACAAAGTGAGAGGACAACGGTCACAAGTGCGACCAAGACGAACATCAACTCTTTGGGGTCTGTTGAGATCAATGGTTCGGGTAGTGAAGAGGGAGAGCCATTAGGAGGTTCTGACAACTCGGTGTCTGTTATTATCAAAGGCACTAAGCGTATCAGCATACAGTCGGACACAGCAGTAGCTTTCAAAGCACCTGTCGTTGATTTTTCTCAAGTGGGTCAGTTGAGGTTAGCTTCATCCGACCAAATGGAGTTCAATACAGGGGCAGGGTTATCACAGACAGCCGATACGATTAAGCAATCGTCTATGGGTCAGTTTGAGCAAGTGTGTGGTGGACCAGCAGGGTTTAACCCCCTTGCAGGACCAGCTCGAAAAGTGACGGTTACCGAGTCTCCTGCAACTGGTGGTGCAGGATTACCTTCAGACTCATACACAAATGCTTTTGGTGGTAAGTCAGAAATCTACATTGGACCCGCCACGAACACCAAGACACTCGCTGTTGGTACAGAGACTACAACCATCACGGCAGGTTCAGATCAAACAGTTGTGGGTACGACTGTGCAAATGACCGACCCGACAGGCACTAAGTTTTTAGCTCCTGCAGGTTCTGTTGTAGCGACAGCAGGTACAGTCATAGCTATGGCGGCAAATGTGGTTGCGTTAAAAGGAACTGCGAATGTGTCTATAAGTGGAGCTTCTATTGTGCTTGGTTCTCCAGGTGCGGCTGTCGGACCAATCGTGTGTGGTTCGGACATACACCCGATCTTAGGTGTGCCTTTCTTGAGTTTCTGTCCACCTAGAGGTCAGAACCTAGCGATTCTACCTTAAGGCCAGTAATAATCCATACCTGCTTCATCAAATGGGAAATAGTCTTTATAATGCTCGTAGTCTTTCTCTAAGAGCTTAGACCTATGCGACCTATGGACTAACTCATTACCCCACCATACAGGGGCATTTTTGAACGCATTTGGGTGTTGTTCTCTCCAACCCTCAAAGCGTTCAAGCATGGTGTCTTTATATCCACGCTCAATCCATTCTTTACAAATGGCTTCCGAGTAAAGGCACAAGAACCACTCATGCCCTTTCCACATAAGGACAGCAGGGTGTTCAATCCAACCCCTCTTACGCTTTACCCCACGCTTGTCTGTCATGTAGAGATCATTACGCTCTATATGACCAAGCGTGTTGAGTATCTGATAGGACTCGACCCTTTGCTTGCCGAGTCGTTGTCGATCTAAAGACCAAGAGATGAACTCAAGGTCATCACTAGGTACGAAGGTTTGCATTAGCTCTCGTCCTCCTCTTTCAGACCTACTATGAACAGGGGAGATAAGAAGAGGGATAAGCCACTAAGAAAGCCAGTAGCCTTGCAAATGCCTATCGTGTCGTCTGCGTCCTCCATTTTTTGTTTTGCAGAAGATAGCTCTACTTGATCACTATCCGAAGGGACAGAGACACATTGCATCATCCATTTAGGGCGATACAGAGTTCCTGTCTCAGCTCCGACATACCTGTGGTATCGGGTGTGTGCTCCATGATACATTTTCCTGCCCCGATAGTAGACTAGCTCGGACATCCCATTACATTCCAATGGGATATGTGATTGAACACTACCAACCTCTCTCCGAGCTGTTCGGTAGTCGCTGTAGGAAGAGGTACATTGTACTACCGACAGACTAAACATGATTGTTAAGGTTATTAGGGCGTTCATTTGTTCTCCTTTGAGAGTAGTTATATTATGTTATGTATAAGGGGTTACGCTTCCTAGATTATCTATTGTCGCACCTTATGTAAGGAGGTGTGATAATGAGAACACTAAACGAAGCCATAGTTATTGTTAAGAGCCTGTTTTCTGCTCCATTGGGTAGTTTCCCTAAAGGTGGGATAGAAAGCTCTTTAAGGGTGCGTTTAAGCACCTCTCCGACCACACTCACACTGATCTCTGAACATGACTTGTCAGTTTCTCTTAGTAGGGGTGAGGACAAGTGGATCGTTCATTATCTTGATGTTGAGAGAACCTTTGATGACTTAGGTGATGCTGTCTTTGCTTTGGTCGAGCCTATCATCCGAGTTGAGGTGTCAAAGCGTTTATAGTTTCTTTATGGGTTCGCCATTGGTGATCTAACCTTAACCGACAATGGAGACTGACTTATGAGAAGATCAGCCAGCGAGATTATTAGAAATCTTGAGATGAGGGTGACTCGTCTTGAAAAAGAAGCTAAAGAGTCATACCCTTGGGATGACTGCATGAAAGACCAAATGGAGCAGTATGGAGACGAAGAAACTGCGGCCAAGGTCTGTGGTAAAATCAAAGCACAATCACAAGGTCTAGGTAAGTACAAGTCAGCCAGCGTCACAGAGCGTGATGTCATTGACGCTATGAATAAGTTTAAGAGCCTATATGAAGCTGGGTTCTTAGACAGGGCTACTTATGAGACTCATTGGGATAGGCTTCAAGATCAACTCGCTGACTTTAGGCTTGAAGATGATGATCTTGACGATCCCTCAGTGCCAAAGGTTGGGGACATTCTTTACTCGTCATGGGGATACAATATGACCCTCGTTGATTTCTACAAGGTCATGGCAGTCTCTCCAAGTGGTAAGTCCATCACCCTGCAAATGCTAGAGTCAGATGTAGTAGACGGTGATGCTGGTTATTCGGGTCATGTTATGCCCTCAAGACATGAGAACAGGCGTGAGAAGCCAATCAAGAACAAAAGGGTATCACCGAGTCGTGATGGGTACTCTGTTAAGATCAACTCATCAGCTAATGCTTACAAGTGGGACGGCAAGAAGAAATACTTCAATCGCATGGATTAGGCTTCCAACGGTATGTATGGACGACCTCATCATTCACCATTTGAGCGTCATGGGTGAAAGTGCCATTGTCATAGAAGTAGGTTAAGAGCTTGCCCTTTTGAGAGGCTACATCTTTGTGTACCATCTCAAGCTCATCAATGGTGATGACATCGGCTTTGGTGAAACCCTCGATCTCACCTTGCTCATTGTAGACCACCTCTGCGATCATGCCGATCTCATCTTCGCCCTCTTGGGCGACCTTTATCATACGATAGTTCCAGTTAAACATTTTAGTCTCCGTGTACGAGTTGGTTGTATGTTTCCTCTAGGCTTTTTAGGTCGTGCTTAAGCATCAGTAGGTCTTGGATTTCGGAAGCTAGACCCCAGTTTCCATGATCTATGCCCTCACCATTGGTTGGGGATTTACAATCCTTGTAGTAGGAGTGTATCTCTTCCCCTGGATAACACGCTGGATCACGAGGGTCATATCCATCAGCGATACATTCCTCGATATAGTCTGATCCATACTCAGCCTCGTAGTCCAAAGGGATGAGGTCTTTGGTCATGTCTAGTGGGTCAAGACCTTTGAGGACACATTCTTTACACAGGATTGTCTCATAACACCCATTATAAGAGGGAATGACCCGACCACCTCGACCCATACAGGCTTTGCAAGAGCGAGGGTGCTGTTGAACGATTTGAGCATGGATTTGAGCGATCTTTGTGTCTATGGCTTGTTGGTTCATTTGGTTCTCCTTTATAGAGTTAGTGATGTTCAAAGACCTACTCGTCTGTGTAGATGATTGTGCAGTTTCCCGACACCCCTGCACTTACTGGCTTGGTGGTGTCGATGTGTCTCCACTCACCGTCCACAGCGATGACATCCCATCGGGCGAAGTACCCGTCGCTGTGTTGCTCATTCATGATCTTCCCTGTGGATAGACCATGAAAGATAAGTCGCTCACCGCTGTAGCATTTAACCTCGGCTCGATTGCCAAGTACAGCGTACTTATCCCAATCGGCATCGGTACAGCCTGTAAAGACCTCTAGGGCAACGATTAGACAGATCCCCATGAGGGGATAAAACACATTGTTTCTCATACTACTTTCCTTGAGTGTATTCGGGTTTAGAGTCATAGTCCAAAGAGCGTTGACGAGGGGTGCGAGTATCGCCTTCTGGCTTAGGTTGGAAAACGATGCTTGCACCTACCTCGATGGGTGATCCGATGCTCTTTAGGTTCTCCCCAATCTTTGAGCTAACATAGAAGCTCACATCAGCGAACATATTCATACCTTGACGGTAGTCTCCCTCACCTAAGACCACTCGGAAGATTTGATCAAGAGCCTCTTGGTCTGACATAGTGCTAGGCACTTTTACATTCTTGAGGACAAGCCCCAAGTCGATGTTCATTTCTCTGGTATCTGACATGGTATTCCTTCTTTCTTAAGAGAGAGTGCTTGGTGTTGAGAGGTTAGGGTGGAGGCGATACTTGAGCGTCTTGACCTTATCCTCGCCTTGATCCTGTAGCTTATCGAAGCCATGTAAGACTCGGTAGGTTAGCTCGACACAAGACCCATAAGCGTCATAGTCCGAAGCGACACGCCCTGTACCTTGACAGGCATTTGAGAGGGCTTTCCAAGTTGGCTCAGCCCCATTGAGTAGTCGAGTGATGTTCTCGATAGCTCGACCCTTTTCAAAGGTATAAGAGTTGCGACCCCATGCGGTCACTCGGACAAAGAGGTTTTTGAGAGGGAGTCGGATAACATACTCCCACACATTCCATCGGTCGCTTGAGTCAGAGCGACCATAGGCGAACTCGACCTCACCGATGATCTCACCGTCTCGGACGATGACATCGGTCTTGTTGTAGTGGCTCTTATCGCCACGCTTATAACCCACTAACTTTATCATAGTGTCTCCTTTATGAGAGTTGATATGGAGGCTGACTTAGCCTCACTACACTATGATATAGATAAGGGGTTACAACAGCTCTTATCCTTCAGGGAACAGGTTGTCTACGCTCTCCTCAACAAAGGGGGAGGGTTCTTCCTCTTGAGCGTTCTGATTGCCTTGGTGAGCGAGGAGTCGTACCTCAATGGACTTACCGAACAGTTGCTTGCGTGAGAGCGATTTAACGATGTCCTTATCCCATTCAACCACGCTGTACAGATCGGTGTCCTCAAAGTCGAACATATCTGTATGAACAAGTGCGAGCTTGAGGGCATCAGAAGGTGTCTCGGCAAAGTCGGTGCGTATGATCTTATACTCATCATCTTCATCAGACCTTGAGGACAGACAGATCCCGAACGCATATTGATTGCGAGGCATGGATTTGAGGAAAAAGGATGAGCCACGCTTTGGCTTAAAGTTATTCATATTGTCATCTCCTGTAGGAGTGGTTGTTGATTTTTAGGTTATATGAAAAGTAGGATTACCGAGACTGAAAAGCAGAGGTTTCTCACAAATAAGAGAGAAGCCCTTTCGACAACCAGATCCTTGATCTCCTCGTTATTCTCCATGTCCTCATATCGTATGAGTGAACCATTCTCTATGTGGTCAATCGTCTCTGGATCATCAAGGTTGTCTTGGATCAGCAGGTACTTTTGAAAGTCTGATCTGTTCTCTGCGATTTCTTGTAGCTTTAAGAACACGAGATGGAGCAGAGCTTTACTGCGAATATGAGTGTAAGCGACAGCTACGCCAAGTGCGATTAAAAGTGGAGTCATTTAGTTTCCGAAGTTATCCTTTGGTTTCTTGATGTGGTTAGCAAGCTCTTTCCATTGAGCTTTACTTACGGATGAGTTTTTGAAGTAGTTGTTCTTGACCATCTTGTAAGATGATTCTGGAAAGTCTCGTTGAGATGCCTTAGCCCCTTGTGAGTTTTCAAGTAGCTCCTCGAACTCTTTGAATGGGACATCCGCCATAGAACAAATGACCTCTAAGGCTCTCTCTGCTGGTGTTTTGTTTCGACCTCTAGCCATGATGGGTACTCCTTTGTAGTTTATTTATTGGCTACCAATGTTTATATGATTTAACCCTTGAATGGAGAATGACTTATGAGAAGATCAGCTAGTGAAATTATTAATGACCTTGAGATGAGGGTCGCTCGTCTTGAGAAATCAGCAGTCAACCTCAGAATGAATCCAGCTAAAAAGAGTTCGGGTATAGAAGAGGTGGTTGATGCCCTTAAAGACGGAAGCCTTAACCTCTATGAGTTAAGCGACTTTGCTGTGAACACCTTGAGGGACAACTATCGAAGCCTCAAAGAAGTGAGACTAAGGAAAGAGTATGAGCAGAAACTCAGCGAGATCAACCCAAGTGCAGACCTTCGTAAGCTCCATGATTGGTATGCTCGACAAATGCGAGGTGATGTTGCTGGTGAGGCGAGCTTTAAGAAGTTTATGAAGCTGAAGCCAGATGTTGACTTAGGGATTCCCCTTCACTCAAGTATCAAGTATTACCTCTATCAAGCTCTGATTGCAAACCAGACACTTAGACTACCTTAAGGGAGGTGATGAAAATGGCACACTGCATCCTTCTAAAAAGACACCTAGATAACCTTGAGCTTGAAGCCTGTATGCTTTTGAAAGCCTATGAGAAAAACTCACATTTCATCGCTAAATGTGCCGAGAAATCAAATGTCACCCTCACCAAGTCAAGAGTACAAGGTGGCGAGTCTGGTGATTTTATTTTCTTTTGGGTAGTTCCAAGTATGTTTAATAATAGACTACCCGCTAAGGCACAGTTAAATAGGCTTAACGATTTTGTTGATCGGTTAGAAAGCACTAAACTTATTGTAGATATAATCTAATTGTTTTTCTTAACATAGACACCGTATCTAGCTCTGCCGATCAATCCCATCTGCTTCATATTTCCTAGCTCTTGGGAGATCTGGTCTCTTAGTCGGACACGATCTTTGGTGCTAGTAGTCTTTGAGGTTTTAGACTCGCCCTTCCTTAGATGAAAAGAGGGGTTGAGATTCTTGCCTTTGATATAAGCGTTGAGACAATCTTCAACTGTTTGTGGTGTTCCCACTTGGTTGAAGTGTATAGTTAAAAAGCGTCTTATATCTTGTCTTCTACTTATAGGCATAGTGATGTTCACAGAGATTAAAAATGGTAAGCGTTGTTGTCAATATCCTTCACTTTATATTACCCCTTGGGATTACCTTAAAGCAGTTTTAAATGAGTCTGGTTTTGTAGATCAACAGAAGGCATCTTCAAGGGAGTACATTGTAAAGGGTTGTGATAACAAGATTTTGCTCTATGTGAAGTTCAACACAGAAGAAATGTGTAAGATCGTATTTGTCGCTGAGTGCGGTGAGAATCTGTCTTGTGAGCTATATTGGAATCACCGAGGCAACTTCCATGAGAACGGAGACTTGGTTCTCTTTAACATTCGGAAGATCTGGTCCTCTTTGACCACTCTTGACGAATGAGGTCAAAGAAATCTTGAGAATCACTTATGAGATAGGGGCATTGATTATCGAAACCCCATGTGGCGTTGTTAGTATTCACTAGGATGTAAATATCTGTATCAGCTAAGTACCAACGCTCCACCCCTGCATATTCCCCATACTTTTTGAACCCACTCTCGATAAGTCCGACAGAAAAGAACATCAAACATTTGTTCTCTTTGCCCTCTTTAAACGCTTCTAGGGCTTTGTTCGACCATCCTCTTTTGAAGTCGATTTTGTTTGTGGCGAGAGAGATCATAGGGCTGTGTTATCCTCCTCACCTGTATCAACATCATCAAGCAATGATTTGTAATAAGGCTCTGGCCCACGATCTCTAGGCTTACTAAAGTCGGGTACACTTGATGCCACACTATCCACAGTGTTTGGTGCAGGAGCACCTTGTACGGTATCGCTAGAACCTGGGAGCTGTTCTTGATCCATCGCTTCAAAGAAGTTGAGGTCAATGTTGGTCACGATATGTGAGAGGTGTACCTCATCGAGTTGCTTGTTCGGGTCATAGGGGGCGAGTTGAGCTGTTGTGCCAGAGAGAGCATTGAACAAGATGTCGTCTCTTTCGATTAACAACTGTTCTCTTAAATCACAGAGCTTGATGATCCTCGCTTCGAGGTTGTTCCTCAAGTGTGAGATTTCTTGTGTCGCCCATTTACGGGCATGGTATACCACACCACCTATTTGATCTGCTCTTGGATAAATACTCTTATTACTGCCACCTAACCTCCAACCAGGAAACTTTAGAACAGGCAACCACCCCGAAGTATCTATCTGCTCTGACTCTTCTGCTGTCGCAGTTCTAGGGTATAGGACACCACCGTATGGCTGATCATAGCTCTTGTAAACATTCCGAGTATTGCCTTGTGAGTCTGTTACTCTAGGTTGATCTACTCCTGGTTCAGTTTCTCGCTCAATCCAATCATAAGAGTCTGGTCTTAAAAACATGGATATATCAAAGGGGTTTCCACCTTGAGCGATATATGCTTTTAAGAGCTTTCCGAGAGCAGAGTTGACATCGACATCAAGTCCGACTCTTTTTTCAGTACAGACTTGAGCTTCTCCTTCACCCGTCTTTTCATAGGTGATGCGTATCTCTCCTATGCGATTGATCTCTTTATTGATGTGGTTGATCCGATAACCAACATTCTGTCTTTGCAATAGGACAAAGCGTCTAAACTCTAGCCATTGCCCTTTACGAAACATACAGTTCCAACCGAAGCTCATTATCCTTCTCCCTCTCCACCCATGAGGGCGATAAAGAAATCAATAAGAATGGATGGAACACCTCCAGCTACAACCATCGCACCAGTGCCATACCCGCCCGAACCGATGTCGGGTTTATCTTCTGACTGTTGAAGGGCAGAGATAAGACCTGCTGTACCATCAGCTAAATGGAATGTGCCGTATAGACCAGCAGGGAAACGGAAGCTCAGTATTAAATCTATGAGGGTTTTTATCTTTGCTATAATCGCCTGTACTTGGGCGATCCTCGTTTTCAGCATATGGATGAACTTAAGTATCTGAGCAACGATACCCTCAAGACCTTTTAGAAATCCTTCCATGTACTTTTTAACTGTATCTATAAAGTCGGTTAAAGAGCTGAGGTCGGCATCTCTAAAGGGTCGCTGATTGATCCAAGCACCTGTCTCGGTTGTGAGAGGGGGGCTTAGGGTGACTACTCTTTGTGCGAGTCTGAATGTCTCTTTAAAGTCCTTATGCAAAAAGAGGTGTCCGATAAACACTCCGTGGTCTATAACCACAGGGGATTTAGATCCGACCCAACGATCATGGACAACCGAGTCTCCAAGTCTCTCATAAAGCTGTAAATCGTAGTTAGCGTTTAGCATATCTAATGTTACATCTCGATCTTCATTGATATAAATGCTAGTAGGTTGAATACCTACTTCCCCTCCTGTAGCTGTGTCCTTCATCATCTTTGCGAGGTCGAGAGGAAACTCGTTGATCTTGTCTAAGCTATCCTTCAAAGAGTTAAGGGTCGCATCCGAAGGCATATCAGACTTAAACCTAAGCATGATCTTCCTTAGCCATTCATTAGCCTTTAATGCAAACTCTTGGGTGAGCTGATTTCCTACATATAAGTCAGCGTTAGATTCATAATAAAGCGATATGAGTTGTTGCTCTTTACCCACAGGACTATCAAAGCCAAGTATGTTCAAGTGGTATACCTCATACGGATGAGTTAGCAGGTGAGCGAGCCAATAAAACTTAACTGCTTTGAGATACTTTTCTCGTATGTCGGAGGGGCTTTTGACCACTACTGTGGCAGAGGGTTTAGAGATACTACCTTTACCCATTGCAAGAGAGACTAAACTCTCACCGACACGACCAGAGGTAAGAAAATCTCCTTCCACTAACTGATCCTGTGTCCCGAATCGTAAAAGACCAGGTAGCTCAACAGTTGTCTTACTTATGGAGTTGTAGTCATCAGAGTCGATTGTGAGCGAATACAGAGTAATGTAATACTCTGGATCTAAGTTCCCATCTATCTCTAGTTTCTCTAAGGGAATGTCGAAAGAGAAATCGTTGTCTCCAACTAGACCTCCACCCCCTCCCCCATAGATGAAGCACCGATAAACATCGGAGATTTTTCGACCGTCAATGTTGTTGAGGTAATAACTGTCCTCTCCCTTTATGATGAAAGACCCACTTGTGCCTATCCCATCGGGAGTCTCATCAAGGGGTTGGAACTCTTTGGACTCATCGAGTTTAGTGAACGCTGGGTCATCACTCTTAATAAGAGGCCAGAGACGAGGGTCTGTTTCCCCACCTACCAAGTCTTGAACAGTAGATTTATTTGGGCCGAATGCGGCTATCTCCACATCTTCTGTAGGCGGCCTCTCCACATTGTTAATGTAAGCGATCTTCTCATTTGCATTACGAGTGGCTACAGAAAACAAGAAGTAGTCGGGCAATATGAATGTCTTAGGAAAAACCTTATTCGTTGAGGGTGGGGCTGGTAAGTTCCATTTGATTCTTATCCCATCTGGCTTATACACATTTGGGATCTCGATGTCTCCAACGATGTCATTGTAATAACCTACTCGTACATTTATCGGAGCTTCTGCTTTATCGCTTGCCCCTTTAAATGACAGAAAGAGCTTAAGTAGCTTCTTAATGTAAGCGATGATCGCCCCTAACTTTGAGGCATCCGCACCTGCAAAGAAGGTCATTGCGAATACTTTGCTTTGAGGGGAGAAGTTAGGGCGAGTAGGGTCTTTGAGGTTTAATAGCTTCTCTACCATCCGGCTTTCAAATGCAGGGTATCCACCGAGTAGGCTTTCAGCAGGGTTCTTGAACTCTTTTTTATCCCATGTGATATACCAGCCAAGATTGCGAAGATCAGCGATAAAGGAATTTAACAGAGCGATGATTTCTTCAATGATTGGCTTAAGTGGATTGGTGAAGTCGATCAGTAATGAAGCAATGAAGTCCAATGCAGAGTTTACTAGAGCGAATGTGAGATTGACGATCTCAAACATCGCATCCGTTTTCTCTTTGGTTTCATCTAAGAGCTTATAAAAATCGTTCTCCTTGGCAATACCTACATGACCCCATGTATTAAAGCCAGGTGCTTTAGCCCATCCATTAGGGTCGTTATCAGCCATTGGGGTCTACCTTTCTCTTTTTCTTTTGTAGCTCCCACTTAGCGAGTGCTTGTTCGAGGACAGCTAAGTTGCCTAAGTCCTCTTGTAGCTTACCCTCGTAGTGTGCTTGAAGCGTCCTTAAGTTCTCTAGGAGCTTCCCTACCTCTGTGCCATTAAGGTTTGGCTCTTTGGGTGTCTTTTTCCACTTACTCATTTGATGTCCTCCAATGCTGTGTCATCGGGGTTGCTAAGATCCACTCTACTAAGTTTAGATAGAGTGCCGTTTACTTGATCAGTACGAACAGAAATCCATGCGTACCTACTATCTCTAGCGTTCATAGAAGATATATCATTTTCAAGCACTGTCGGGATGCCATCTTCGGGTTCTCCGTACCCCTCATCTGCCATCTTGGGATCTTCAATCAACATTCGCCTGTCATATACTGATAAACAAGTCTCGTTGTTCTCAAAAGGCTGACTCGCTTGATTACCCAAGATGCTCTGCAATAAAATATCATTTGACGGATGGCTGTTATCTGCGATGCCTACATTATTAATCAATCCCTCGGCTTCATATTGCGACCAAGTGTAAGGCTGTGTTGGAAGCTGATTAAATGAACGAATGACCTCAACCCATGAGAGCGTCCTCTCCCTAAAAAATAAGAACGATCCAGCTAACGACTCACTAAGGGTAGCGTTGCGTCTAAGGATACGATATGAGAAGGGGTGGATAGACTCTGGCGTTGTAGCGTATGTACCACCAACAATCCCTGCTGTCTGTCTCAAAGGTTGTGCGTCATCTCCACTTACAGAGGGCAATAGCTTATAGGTTGTCCTCGCTGTTCCACTATCTCCAGCATAGAACTCAACAGAGAGCGTGTTAGCGTCATCTACAGATACGACCTTATACGCCCCTCGATTGTCATCAAGGTGATTGGGTATGCCAGGTGTGCCGTCTCCATTATCACCTTGTGGTGGTGCTCCATATTCAGTCGCTGTTCCTGTAAGCAGACCTTGAGGATCAATCACTAAGAAATCACCCTCTGCTACACCTAGAGCGATGAAGTCAGCGTTGGTGTCGGATAGCACATTCTCTACTCCAACGGAGATGCCCTCTTGAGGTGTTGTGGAATAAATCTCTGTGAAGCCATGTTCAATGAACTGATCGAACGCTTGTAGCTCTGGGATAAGAGGAACACGAGTGATGACCTTAAAGACATCATTGTTCCCAACTGCCGAGACAGACCCTCTAATGACAGAGCATTTAAGCGTTGAGCCTACCTCAAGGACTCGTAAATAAAGTGTCTCTTGGTTAGACCCATTAACGCACTGTACTTGATCACCTACCGACACAACATTTGTAAAGTCTCCCACCTGTGTATCTGTACCAGAGACATCAGCGACACCTTCACCATCAACCTTGAGGGGTGTAAGGGTGGCTACACTGTTAGCATAGGCAACGCTATCCACTCGACCTACTCGTTGCTCATAAAGGTATCGGAAACCCTCGAACGCATAGACGAGCTTAGAGAACACATCAGTAAAGCGTCTAAGTCTACGAACGGTGAAGTTCACTCTCTCATAGAAATCCCAAGCTGGTGGGTTTGTTAAGGTGGACTCAATCGGAGATCGAACTTGGCTTGGGAGTTCGCTTGGAGTAGCACCAAACTCAACAGGGGTTGTGCCTGCGTAGTCTCTCAAGAGTCGGGGGAATGTAGGATCAAGATAGATGCCTGCACTCACATTAACAGTGATCTTGATCGTGTCATTCGGTGTGATGAATGTATCGTGGTATTCATTGCCTTCGGGATTATCTGTAACACGCTCGTATATATTCTGAGGTAGGTTGAAAGCCACAACCATGTTGTTTTCATCACGCTCTACCCTAGACTCATCTAAGTTATTTTTAGAACCTGTGTATCCCCCACCCACATTGAAATAAATCTCGATGGTGTTATCTAGGCTTACAGGTATCTCACCATACCCTAATAGCAAGGTGTTAAAAGGTATGCGTGTTAAACCACCGATAGTTTGTTGACCCTCTCCTACAAGGGAGATGAGTTCGTTTATCGTCACACCAGTAGGATGTGGTCCTCCACCTCCACCACCTGGTTTTTCACCATCAGCATAATGTGGGTTAGCGTGGTTAGCGTTTGTATTCTCGGTAAAGGTAAATGACCCGCCATTTTCTCCATCTGTCAAGGATTCGTATTCCACATGGACTTGAGAAAACCCATACAGTTCATCATATACATGAGTAGACACAGAGAGTGGTTTGCTGAGGTAGTTGTTATTAAGCAGTATAATCAACTCACCGGATGCACCAAAGTAGTCGCTTAGGTTCGGCACATCTGTTGTGATTGTTCCAGTACCATCTCCATTATTCACAACGCTTACAACTTTGGGGAACACTACAGGTAGTAAAGCACTTGAACCTAGAGTCTCTGTGATTTCTACTGTAGCGTCTGTCTTAACCACACCTCTGACCCGATGCGTACCTGCATTATGTCCATTCTCGATGTAAAGAAGATCACCTGTGAGGACATGATCCATTGAACCTTGTGAACCAGGTGAAGGTATTACATTACGAAGAATGCCCTTACCACTATCAGTAAGGTTTGCTGGATCTGCAACCCCGACCAATCCAGAACTTGCAAGACCTTGTAAGATCGTGTCCGACTCATCAACCTCTGACCCAATGAAGATAGACATAGGGTCATCTGTTCGAGAGATCCCATTAAGTGATCTTGGTCTGAAAGTAGTGCTGTTGACTGAATAGAAAGAAGTGAACTCCTTGTTGTTTACATCACTATCCACAGTGCCTGTACTTGCCCCTCCCTCTTCTCTGACCTCAAATGTGCTACTCTTAATCGTCAGCTTTTTAGTCGTATCAGACCCTCCCGCAAAAGCGGGGTCTGTGATTAGAGTAAAAATTTGTCGATCTGTGGGGAACACAACATCGAGCCTGTTGTTTGCAATCTCGGCTGTGCTAGTGACTGACAGCCTATAGTCATGGGAAACAGGATTACCAGTCTGCTGGTCAGCCCCAAAGAAGTATCCATTCCCACCATTTGGTTGAACCGAAAAATAAAAAATGTCCGTCGTATTATCCCAGAACCTGTTATAGAGCCAAGAGTTCATATCGCCAAAGTTATCCCATGTCTCTGGAGGGATTGATGTTGGGTCGTAAGGGTCTGGTACAGGTTCTTGAACAATAACTAACTGACTTGTCATAGGACAAGATACAGATGTGATGTTAGACGCAGTGTGTAATGATTTTGCTACCTCATCATATAGACTTACAGTCCAAGAAGCACCGTCATAACTGAAGATAAATGTCCACTTGTTTCGATTTGGGTCGACCGTGTTTGACCCAAGGTTATGAACATGGAGTTTGACCTCTAATCCTGCACTTGGACTAGCAAATAAACTCTGAACATCATATCCGTTCATAAAGTAGATCTCGGTCACAGATCGGTCGTAGATCCCATTGACATCTGGAAACCAACCTTCTTGGATGAATAGATTCCCACCATTCGTTAGACCCACTGAAAGATTTTCAAGCTCACATAAGACATCACATGGTGATGTAAATGTTGGTGGAGAAATACGATCCCCATCCACTTCAGCGATCTCAAGAACACCTGTAGAAGATGTACCTCCAGCACCACTAGAGTCGGGCTTCAAGATCATAAGATCACCCTGTCTCGGAGCTTGCTCGCAGATGCCATTCAAGGTAGAGAAATCTTCGCTCGTTGTGAGGAAGCCACCAGAAATACTAGCGGTACCCCTCGCCTCATCTGGATAAGCATACTCATTAAGACCCGATATGTCATTGAGCGTCTGCACCTGTAAAGCATCTAAAGCTGGTGGGATCTGTGGCAACAAATCCCTCTCGCTAAATCGACTCTTATAAGGGATAGACTCATCACCAGTATCGTCAACAGCTTCGCCATCAAGAGCTGGATATCTAAAGGGTGTTGTCTCCGAGTAAAAGAAACTAACAGCTCCTTCTAAAGCCAAGCCACCCGAAGGAACATTCTGACCAACGATTTCTTTGACGGGCCAGTTCGGTTCACTGATGCTAGGGAGACTTATATCAACAAGCTCACCTGTCGATGACTTTAACCCGATGTCAGAGCCAACCCTAAAAGTCGTTGACGGCGAGCTGTCATCGTCAAGATCACGAGCAAAGGATTCAATGAGAGTATCACCACGCTTTGGTGGGTTTTCAACCAATGACTCACCATTGATCTTCAAGGTAAATGGATTACCTTTTAAGACCACATAGCACCCATTAACGATAGCTTCTACCTTAGCGTTTCTTGGCTCGGATCGTTCAGATAGAGGTGGGAATAAACCTAACTCAAGGAGTGTCGCTTGCTCGGCTGTGTTCAACACATTGTAGAACTCGCCCCCATTCCGACTGAGCCTCACCTTCGAGTTGACTTGCAGACCATTAAAGGTTCGATCCACATTCCCTACAAGGGCATCTACAAGCTCACCACCCTCACTCACAAACTGAGCCGTATCGGGTAATCCTGTTGTTGAATCAATGGGGAACTCATCAAGAGGAACAGCAGATAAGATGAAGGTAGGCTTACCCGCTGTCTCTGCCACCTCGGAAGGATAACCATTCAATGAGAAATCATACACCCTAAAGCGAGCTGACCTACGACTCACCACAGGGAGGGCTGTAATGTTCTCTATTTGCCCTAGAGCGTTGTTTTGAGCATTGGCTATGGTAATCCCATTGGTCGAGCTATTTAACGCTCCAGGATTGCGATATGAGTACATTCTCGTACTCGTAGGGAATAAGCGACTGAACCTATGTCTCCTCCACATAGGAGAATAAACAGGATCATACTCTACACGCACATAAGGGAAGCCTGCTCCAAAGTCAAAGACCGTCCTCTCCTTTTGACGAATGAGGACATAATCATCCATCTCGTTTTCTATGAGTGAACGCTGTTGCTCAAGGATTGAAGCCAGCACATCTGCTTCGGGTGGAGAACCACCAATCAAGATCGTGTCCTCTGGAGTCGGGTACTGATTAGCAGGATTAAGAGGAGTTAAAAACTCCATGCTCACATAGCGAGGGTAAATCTCCCTCGTGATATGATCCTCCATACCTGGTGCGATCCAATCACCAGCAGTCAACAGATTGAACTTGAAAGAGCCATCGGCATCTCCAACCACCTTGCCTGTGGTTGTAGAGAGGATGTCATCAACAGGCTGGACATAGCCATTGTAAAGATTGATCCTAGAGCGAGCGACCACATCATTAGCTAGTAAGTCATAGACACCAATCGCCTTACCTTGTGATGTAGGTGAGGAGATAACCAGCTTACCCCCCGAACCTGTATCTTGATCGAGGCTTTGTTGAAGCTCATTAGCGATCTCTGATGAGTATGCGTCCTCGTCTGCAATCCTTACTTGGAAGGTGTCTGGTGATGAAACAACACAACTGACATTCAACCCTAGCCCATCGTATTCTTCGGGTGTCGTGGATTGATTAAAGGTTGCCTTGTATGAAGGCTTACTTACTCGACCACCTAAGAGCGTAAAAGGCTTTACTGCACTCAACGCAGTATGAAGCAAATAATAACTCACTTGAGGTCTTACATCATGGCCATTCTTGAGGTCGATTAATCCAGCTTCGGAGTTAAAGTTATAGTCCTCGTTAAGAGTTAAAAGCCTCCCTCGACCCTCGGTGTGATTGTACTTGATGAGCTGAAAACTCTCGGTGTCAACAATGCCTGTCGTGAGAGTAAGACTAGTGTCTCCCTCAATCAGAACAGGTCTAAACGAGACATAGAAATCATTGGTCGAGATAAAGTCATGCCCCGTTGTGAACCCCTCGACTGTGACTTTGGTCATGCCAGTTGCATCATCAAGCCCTACCACTTTGACCCTGTAGGGTGTGCCTTGTAAGACCACAATCGACTTGGCTTTAATGAAGTCTCTGTAATCACCCTGTATCAAGATGTCTGGACTCTTAGGTTTCGCTGTCACATTCGCATTAGCCACCTGCCTAAAGGCATACGAGCTAGTCGTTCCCCCATAGGTGAATGAAGGCACATTGAGATAAGCAATCATCTCTGCCTCAATGTTCACCCTCGCTGGAGGACTTACAGAAATACTATTCGCACTCACCGAAACCACATTGAAAATCTGTGTGCCGACATGAATCAAATCACCAGCACCTAAGATATTCGTAAAGTCTCTTTGGACTGATAACGAGCTAGACCCCTTGTCAATCTTGTACTTAGGGATCACCATCCCACTCGATGTACGAACCGTAGCATCTCCTCCGTTAGACTTTAAGGTCGTATAAGACACCTTCACAGATGTCGTACTCGCTACCTCAAAAGAGAAGTGTATTGTGTCCTGTCCGATACTATAAAGACCAGCGGTAATCTGCTCTGGCCCTACAAACACTGTGGGCGAAGCTAATAACTCTACTTCTTTACCTGTCGGGTTGTAGGTGTACTGAAACCCATCTACCCTCGTAGCTTCTTCTTGAATGACTACAAACCCCATCGCTTCAATAACACGAACACCATTAGGATCATCTGTCGGGGTGTAAGATACCTCTACACCCACTCCCTCCTCTAAAGGGTCTTCAAAACTGATCGCTCCACTCGTTGCCTCATATCTAGGGTTCGCTAACAACTCCAAGAAATCATCAAATGGTTCGGGGTCAAATGGAGTCGTGAGCGTTAAACTCAAATCCATCTCGGCCGTATCAACCAATCCACTACGAGGCTTCCTTACAAAGATCACCTCACCATCTACCCAACTACTGTTCGCTACCCCATCCTTCTCAAAGACCACTCGGTCATTAACTACAGTAAACCCCTCTCCTCCAACCATCACACCTGCTTCATACTCAACCTCTCCTACCTTAATGCGATATGACCCACTCGTGTAATGATCTCCACTCAACTCATAAGGGGATAATAACACCTCGTCCCTTAACACCGTTAAAGGATATGAGTCATCCCCCTTACGAATAAACAAAGTTGAGCTAGGCAACACCTTGTCAAAAGCAAGCGTTCCATACACCTTATAGACCTCTACTGCCTTACGCTCCAACACAGGTAGGTCATCTAAAATCTCTCCCACTACCTTTGTAGGATCGGGTGTCTCCGCTTCCTCTAACCCCTCTCTATATCCTCTGTAAATCTTCCAACGCCCAAGCTGAATACCTAAGACCGAACTAAGCGTAATCACACTCCCTGTAATCGCCTCAATCTTAAAGTAGTTTAATCCGTCATAAAAGAAATCACCCTGTCGCACTAGCGTAGCATCAACCTCTAAGTCTAAATCTAATCCAGTTAGTGATCCAACCTTCTGACCCGATAAAACCTCTGAACCTAAACGATTGATTAAACGAGCTTGACCCTCTAATCCATCACTCGGCAAGTCATAATCAACTCCCTCGGTTAAGGTCTGAGTGCTCACAGACCCATCCAACTGCTCTTGCGAGATCGTGATAGATGTTGTGCCTACCCTTAATCCAGATCCCAATGCCAAGCGTGATGTCTCTTGGTTCACCTTAGAGCTTACTGTACGACCTACAATCCAATGAAACCCATTCGGATTACCCCCAAATGATGTTTCGATGTCCGTATCTCCAAGTACCTTATCTCCTATCTTGAAAAACTTGCCCGCTCCATATCCAGAGAAATCTAAACGAGGCTCAAACTGTAAAAACTGAAACGCTGTACTACCACTTATGTCGGCTACCTTCTCCTCATCGAAAGAATAATAACCCTTGACCGTTGAGCGAGTTAAAACAAACTCAAGCCCTGTCTCCAAACTCACACTAGGTACAAGACCAATAGACCTCAATGACACAAACTCTTCTGTCGTTGACGGATGATCTACAACAGATCCTTCGTCCACTACCAAATAACCGTCTACTACTGACACCCCCGAACCAACCACAGTCTCGCCTGTAAACGATACAACCCCTCCGTCCACCCTAAATGAACCACTCTTGCCCGATAAACCCAAAATGCTCGTGTGCCTCAAACCACCACGACTCAAAGCAACATGGCCACTGAAAATCTTCTTCGTCTGATTAGACCAAGCACGACTCAAGAATACCGTGTCCGTACCCTGTACCAAATAACCTCTGTGGATAGATAACCTCTTAGGTAGCCTCTCTACTAACTCCACAGGTAATGTTCGTCCAGCCTCCTCTAAACGAACATACATCCTCTCCCACCTGTAATCCCACTTCAAACCCACACCCGTAGGCTTAAATGAACTCGCCACTCCACTCGGCTCTAATCCCGAACCGTCGGGTACATCCATCTTCTCTACTGTTAATCCGTCTACGCCAGCTCCCACCCCAATAGGTGCATCACATAAAACCAATCCGTCATAAATCACAGGAGAGCTAGACAAAATCTTACCACTGTCTAACGCTACCTTCACCACACCATATTCTGCATTACCTAAATCTCCCTCGGTGTCCACAAACACTACATCACTATAGCCATATCCAGCCACTCGCAATAAAGGATACTCATTCAATCTCGGCTGTGGCGATAAATAACCCTCACCCAAAACCTCATTCGACTCAAATCCGCCAAGCGTCCCAGATATATACAACACCTCTTTACCCACATGATCGCTACCCTCCTTAAATAAAACCTTGCCCGATGGATTTAAAACCACTCCCTCCGCACCAAGCTCAAACGCTCCCTCCTCCTCACCCTCGGCTACCACAGGGAAATCTGCCCCACCTATCTCAAACACCGTGACCGAAGCATCGGCTACATTACCACCGCCTAACCTTAACTCTCCCTCTAACCCAGCTATTACTTCGTAGTCATCCTCACCCCCTACCACCCCCACTACACTTCCAGCCCCACCCTTCAATAATGACCAACCCCTGTTCTCATAATCAAACCGAACCCTACTATCATCATTACGAGTCCACCAAAATAACCCGCCAACTAATCCAGTACCCTCCACACTAGATAAATCACGAGCTGAATGAACAACAGTCCCACCATAAAAATGATCTAAAGCATCACCATTCTCATCTAACACCGAACTTAACCATACCCGACTGTTCGTTAAGTAATAATAGACACCATCAATCGCTTCCTCGAATAACTTCTCAAAACTAACCGTCACACTCTCAACACCTATCTTTCCATCTCCACTAGAAATCAAAGCATAAGAGTCTACTCCTGTAGACCCAATCTCATATAGATCTCGACCCACACGCTCCCAACGACCGTCTACCTGTACAACCCCTCCGTCCACCACTCGTAAACATAAGCCAGTTGATGAAGCATTACGCTCTCCACTACGAACATCTAGTATAATACTACTCATATGAACTTTCCTATAAATGGTGATGAAGCAGGTGCTGGACCAGGAACTCCCGCCACTACACCATTCGCTACTGTGGTTAAAAAGTGTGAACTGATCCCTTGCCCTAAAGCATTACAGATACGAACTCTATCTAAACCTACAATACCAACACTCGTGAAGCTACTTACCAACAACTGCGTTAATAACATAGGATCGCCCACCACCCCTCCTATAAATGAACCTACACCTACTCCAGCTACTGCACCTGTAAAAAAGTATGGCTGACTTATACCCACCATAATCGGAACCCACATGACCGGAGCCATCACTCCTATTAAACCATTACCCTTAAACGCCGCTTCCATTAAAGCCCCATTAGGAACTACCACCACCGTGCCTCCACATACTCCACTACCCACTGTTCCCGAACAAGCTCCCTGTACTGTACTCGCTAATAACCATTGATATAAACCAAGCTCTACTCCCTGTGCTATCTGAACCATCTGTGGAGTCTTACTACTAGAGGAAGCCATTATAGCTCCACTCACTAATCCTGGGACTGGCATATAAAATAATCCTATCGCTTTTTCATGTTGTCAGACTTACACTACACGCAAGATGTATGTAGGTCTGTGTCTCTTAGTACATTCTACAACACAAACGATAAAACAACTATTGATATTAAACCGTCATTGAAAATGAGATCGAAAAAACGGATCAGATTTCTACTGTAGCCAGTGATAGATAAGGGGGCTACGCTTCTGGATCATTCGATCCTAAAGTCACCAGCGATCCAAGCGAGGTCTAACTGGTGGACGAGATCATATCTGTTCATTTTACGGGCGATAGATTTGAGTTTGTAACAGCGATCCTCAAGGGCATAATGTTGTCTCTGTTTGACCGATAGGATCTCTTTGATCTCATAGTGATCTTTGGCCTTTATTTCGAGGTGTGCTTTTCGACCACTCATGTCATAGATGTATTGTTCGTCCCATCTGATAGAGGATCTATCGTAGGTTGTCTCGGAGGGTATGACGACCTCGACCTTGCCTTGAGGCTTGGTGAGTTGGAAAACAAAGGTTGAGCAGTAAGAGCCACAGTCGGCTGTATTCTCTTCTCCCCAATCATCATCTGGATAGAACTTAGATTTTGTTTCGATGAGGTTGAAGCCTTCGCCTTTGATTTCGATCTTGAGGTCTTTCTTGATGTGCCATACTCGGAACTGCATTGCACTACAGGTAGCCCAAGCGTCAAAGTAGGCACACGCACCATTTCGATCATTGGGATCATCGAAGAAAGAGTTCTCTTCCCAGTCACCCCATTCACAGCTACCTTCACCAAAGAGTCTAAAGTCTCCTCTCATCATGGTGCAAGCTCCATGATCTTATTGTTGAGCATAGTGCGAACATCACCTTTAGACATATTACGAAGTCGTGCGAGTCGTTTGATTTCGATGAGAGTTTCTTCTTCTTGAGGGGTGAGGATCTCCTCTACCTTGTAGTGTCCTTGTTCGGTCTTGAGGAGTCGGGCTTCATTACCTCGTAGGTCTTTGATTAAGCCATCTTTCCATACGACCTCGACCTTATTGTCATCTATCTTGATAGAGACATGACCGTTGGGTTGAGTGATCACCCAGTCGATCTCGATCTCATGTTGCTCACAGGGGATCTCCTCATCGTTATCATCCCAAGTGGTGCTTTCGGTACATTTTTGCTCATGGGAGATGATACGCACACCTTCAGTCTCAAGTTTGTATTCCTTTTTGATTTCGCTGTAAGCACAGAGACTCAACAGCACTCCCTCATGGACATTGAAGAAGGTTTCAGCACCCCCCTCCCATGCGTCTATATTTGAGTCAAGATCAAAGTGTTCTTCGGAGTTATCTGTGTTCCATTTTAGGAAGTATGGATTGATGATGTTAAACATGGTTCTCCTTTAGCGAGTGAGAGGGTTGATACTTACTTAACGATCTCAACACTTGAAATAAGACAAATCTTTTAAACTTTTTTCACCAACCTCGATTGGCTTTACTTTTCGCTCGGTTAGCTTGTTGCTCCTTCTCTTGGAGGAGTCTCCAGAGGGCTTGAGCTTCTTGCTCGGTTAGCTTATCGAGCATGGGGAGGAGCGTTTGTCTGTCGCAACGCTCTCTATGAAAGAGAGCCGAGAGGTGTCGTTTGATGCTCATGCGATACCTCCCATCATGGCTACTGTTTGAGTGAACACGCTCTCGCTCTCTTTCTTGAGTAGAGAGAGGGCTTCATTGATTGCGAGGTCAGTACACCCTCTCATGTTCTGTTCTGTGATGTATGGGCCTTTAACAGCCTCATTGAGATGCCACAGCATAGCCTTGAGTGGTGTGCCTGTGAGCTTGTCGAGTTTTAGATTTAAGGTTGTTCGTTTCATGTGTTCTCCTTTTACGAAGTGATATAGGTAAGGGGTTACAGGTTCTTCATACGATAGTAGCTGACGATGAAGAGTCCGATGAGGCAGATGCTGGCGACACCAGCGATGTCTAGGATTGTTGAGATCATTGTCTTTAGTCTCCTTTAGGCTGAACCCTTTCGGTTGTTCTGGTGTAGAATGATGATAATCATTAGTGCGAGAAGTTTAAGAGTCATGTTAGACCTTCCATACTTGCGTGAATCCAAATCGAAGCTCTAGTGCCTCTAGGAACGCACTTTGGCTCTTGGGTGAACCCTCCACATCAACTTTCACATAAGGCTCGTAGGGAGTGCCTTCTCGTGTCTTTAAAGACACACCATGTGTCATGGCAATAGAGTGGAGCTGACACTCCTTAGAGTGTATGGTTCTGGTCATGGCGAGGGTCATAAGGTTGCTCTCTCTTAGCGAGGGTTGTTGAACGCATCCCGATCCACCGTTTCGTCAAACTCGGTGATCTCGTGTCGGATGTAGCGTGGGAGGTTCAAGTTAGTTTCGATGCAGTTGCGGATTGCTGTGAAGAGGTGCTTTGCCTCTTTGAGTGGATAGTGTCCATCAACGATGACACCCCGAACATATTGACGGCCATCCTCCGAGTAGAAGAAGGGAGTACCATCTCTACGAGTGAGCTTACCACTGTAGCTCTTAGGTCGGTTAGTGTTGTTTCCTGCGAGGCTCGCTTGGGTGCTAGGGATCATCCCCTTGCTACCGAACAGCACCTTATCGACATCAGCTTCGGTGCATTGAACACCTGCCTCATTGATGAGGGCAGTAGCCTGTGCGAGAGTGTTAGAGCTTGTGAAGGCTTGAAGGCGAGTCAGACGCTCCTGGAGGACTGCCTTGTAGGGGACGGTCATGTCGAGGATGACGCTGTAGAGTCCATCTCCATTGATGCGGCCGAGTTTGACTCTTGGATGATTGGTTGGGGTTGAGTTATTCATCTTTAGTCTCCTATGAGAGTGAGTGGGCTTCATTGCCCTCGATACTAGGTTATAGATAAGGGGTTACGCTTCTAGCTCATCAGCGAGCTGATCGTTCACGCTGTCGAAGAAAAAGTCGAGGCGAGTCCGATCACTTTCGCTGACGGAGGCGGTCGTATTGATCACATCATAGAAGCATGGGGCATCGGGAGCTACCTCCTCCATGACGGAAACCATGTTGATGTACATCCCACGCTCTGCGATGTTGATCTCCTCCTCATTCTCCTCGGCCTCATCCATGAGGTCTTGGAGCTGATTGCGATAGCTCTGCATTTGAGTTTCGATCTGACGAGAGAGCTGTAGTAGTTTCTCTTGGACTGTCATGTCTGTTCTCCTTTACGAAGTTGGGTGTCGATTACATAGGTTATATGATTAAGGGGTTACAAGCTCTAAAGCCGACAGTTAGTTGGCAGTCGCTACCACCCTCGATACTAGACTATAGATAAGGGGTTACACTTCCCCACGGTAGAAATGCACGAGTCAGAGAATACGCAAAGTTTTCGAGGGTTTAGGTGTCTGTAACCCCTTATCTATATCATAGTATCGGGGCTGAATGACTCACCCCACCAACCACTCCCCAATGGAGAACATCATGAACGCACTTCCCCCCCTAACATACGCAGAAGCCTCACATGGTATCACCAAGATCGTCAGTGATCTTGGCTTCCCCCTCTTTATGGGTGAGGCAGAGCGTAAGCCTACTGTCAAGGCTGTACGCAAGCAAGTGAGTGCTTACTACAACCGACTCCACCGAGAGAACAAGCTCGACTGTCTCCATGCGTATGACGCAGAGAATAAGTCAGAGCTTCTTGAGGCGGCCGTGGCAGAGCTTCTTGAGCGAGTCGAGGGCTAAGAGAGTCGGGTTGTAACCCCTTATCTATAACCTAGTGTGAGAGGCTAGGGAAACAATCACCCAGCAATCATATAACTTAATCTGCAACCACACCATCTCTTGAAAGGAGAACCACCATGCAGAACATCACAGCAACCCCAAACACAAGCATCACTTTCACCACAACCAAGTCGGGTCGTGCCGACTTGAAGAGGGACGGAGGCACAGTTCGTGGGCGACATACAGTCGAGGTGTCGATGTTGGTCGGCACTGACCACAAGACCATCGCAGGTCTTGACCTCGCTAAAGTCGAGACTGCTGACCGAGCGAAGCTCAAGACAGCTCTTGAGGATCGGGGCTTGGTCTTTACTGACCTCGACTTTAACTTGGCTCTTGAGGGTGATCAACCTCGTAAGAAGGGTCTACTGACTGCGTTGCGTCAGTCGGCTACAGGATCGAACGATGACAACAAGCATCTTGAGGCTTACTCTGACCACCCATGTGGGGTCAAGGGAGTGAGTATCCATGACGGTACAGGTGATGTCCATGTGCGTGGGATCATCATCGGAGAGAAGATCATCTCTGCTGACCCGAATGGTGATGCTCGCAAGGTGGCGAATGGGCTTCATGTCCAGCTCAAGAACGCAATCAGCTCCGAGCTTGATCTCACTTCACGAAAGTGGAGGCAGTACAAGCTACCAGCGTCAGCGACTGTAAATGGGATCGACAACCCAACTCTCTAAGAGGTCGAGGGTATACTCTGTAACCCCTTATTCATATAACAGCATCAGCCAACTAACCACTCACTAAGGAGAACAAAAATGGCTAAGAACTTATCAGCTACCGTCCGAGAGAACCTTCCCTTTATCCTCAGCACCAATGGTGCCCCAATGAACAAGAAAGAGCTTCGTGATGCTTATGTCTCACACGAGGGGTGTTCGTCCGAGTTTGACTTCGGGCAAAACAAGGACACTTGGAGCAAGCTCCGATCTGCGATCCACGGTGCGGCTCCCAAGCTCGTAAAGCAAGGTGTCCTTTTTCAGCCGACTAAGGGCAAGTTTGATGTGGTCGAGGGTACAGCTATCCCATCAGCGTTTGTGCCTTTCCTCAATGGTCAAGCACCTGTTGCTCCAACCCCTGTGGTCGAGGCAGACCCTGTGGTTGAGGTCGAGCCTGTGGTTGAGGTTGAGCCTGTGGTTGAGGCAGACCCTATGGTCGAGGTGAGCGTGAGCAATCCGGCGGTCATCGAGGCTCACATCGACACCGAGACTCAAGAGCTGGTTGAGAATGTCGGTGGTAGCCGAGACTACCGTAAGCCTCTCGATCAAGTAGAGGACGGATATATCACCTCAAGCGTACCCTCAAGCGTACAAGTCAGCACGACTACCCTTGAGCCTGTGGTCGAGGTTGAGGAGACTCAAGAGGTGGTCGAAGCCGAGCCTGTGGTTGAGGAGACTCAAGAAGAGGTCGTAGATGCCCCTGTAGAGCCTGTTGAGGTTGAGGAGGTGGTAGAGGCTACCCCTGTGGCAGAAACGCTTGTAGAGGACGATCTCGACCTCTTTGGTGAGGAGGTTGAGGAGACTCAAGAGGAGGAAGATCAGCAACCGAGCTATGACCTCAAAGAGCTTCGCAAGAACGCTTCCTTTGACCCACTCTCGCTGACCATGAAGGGAGTAAAGGGTAGCTATGAGGTATATCGAGATATGGAGGCACGAAACATCGTGTTGACGCAAAAGGGGCGAGAGGACTATGTGATCGTACCTGTGGATGTGGATCAAGATCGACTTGACGCTCTTAATGAAGCAGATGCTCGTTATGCTCGATATGCCCTTAAGTCAGTAGAGATCTTCGATACAGCATCGCATCACAAGGATGGTTGTACTCCAATCGTCAAGGCTCTTATCTCTTGTACCAATAACTGCGAGCATACAGATGACTTTGGAGGTCTAGTAGAGCCTTGCATGAAGCCTCTTGACTGTCCTCTACAGAGCATTTGGGGAGGGGTGGCGATCTATGTCAACCCTCAAGACGCATAACGATACACCCCTCAAGCTGTTAAGTGAGAGTCGCCTAGAGCGTTTCTTAAAGGCAGTAGCCCCGACACTTAAGAGCGTGGGGGTGGAGCAGAACATACTTACTTTAACCTTTGACCAAACAACAATCATACTCCCCCTCACATCAACGATGACTTGGGGGCAACTAATAGACTCCTTAAAGGAGAAAGGGCTTATCCCATGAGCAACAAGCTAACAACAACAGACCTTCGAGACTCAATCATCATCGTAATCGAGCGAGACGGCTCACATCACATCAAGCTCCCGAATAATGACGAGCTAGAGTTTGACAAGAAGGCGTATAACGCCATGCTAAACACCTTAACTGTCTTAGACGAGCCGAGCTTTGTCCTTAAGACCTTCCTTTGGATCGAGCGTAGGATGCAAGCTCTTAGCCACATGATCTTCGGTAGGGCAGAGACTTGAAATATACGGTCTTAGTGGACGGTAAGCGTGAGCCTAATCCCAAGCTAGGCTCAATGCCTTTGTATTCACTAGATCTAATAGCTTGGATGGAACTACTTACCGAGATGGGGTTTAGGAAAATAGATGGGGATCAAACTTGGGAACATACCAAAGACCCCGAACTGCTCCTTAGATTGAAGTTTGATGGTTCTCTAATCTCCCTCGAAATCTACCACCCCAAAAGTGGAGGCATTAGCAAGAGCTTTACCCTCGAACGAACCCAAAGTGCCTTCCTTGGCATAGAGGCTCTGCTCACAGAAATACGCAACATCTACCGAAACTGACTAGAAATCTTATAACTAACTTATCACAACTTTTATGGAGGCATGGATATGGACATCCAGCTAAACGACAATACGATCATTTCATTCACCACCCAGCGTGTAGGCAAGAAAGACCTCAAGAAAGATGGAGGCACACATCGTGGGCGACATACAGTCCGAGTGACAATGCTTGTTGGGTCTGACTATAAGACTGTCTCATCATTGGATTGGACGAAGGCGATGATGGCAGACGCAAACAAGTACGACTACATGGAGAAGATCAAGGAGCGAAATCCAGACCTTGAGTTCGACAAGCTGAACTTCAACATCGCATGGGATGATGTCATCATCTCACTACAGGACACTGCACATGGTGAGGAGAAGCGAAACAAGCACCTTGAAGCGTATGAGCCTCACCCATGTGGTATTCGAGGTGTCATGGTACACAAGGAGACAGGTGATGTTTACCTTACAGGCATCCAGGTGAAAGAGGAGATCGTTGAAGAAGATCCCAATGGAGATGCTCGACAGCTTCCTCGGACGATGAAGGCTCAACTCAAGCGTGAGGTTCAAAAGGTGCTGGAGCTGATGACAGGCAACTGGCGACAGTACAAGCTCCCAAAGGGTGTGACCATTAATGGGATTGACTCTAACGACTAGAGGTTAGCCTCTAACCAGGAGAGGTCAAGCGTCCATTGATGCTGTGATCTCTCATTCCACACCTCAAAGACTTGGACGATGTAGTCCTCTGTCTCTTGAGGTGTGAGATCATTGATCTTAGCTAGGTGCTTTAAGACTCTGGTTTGCGTATGGGGTGGCTCAACAGATAGAGTACGCCCGATGTGTTTGACCTTGTGGCAGGTGGGGCAAAGAGAAATCAAGCCCTTGAGTGTTTGGGTCTTGGTCTGATCGTTGTAATCCCATATCTCGTGGCACTCAACAGGCCACTTAGACCCTTTGCCTCCACAGACTTCGCATTTGTACCCTGCTTGCTTATAAGAGGCTTTGCGTAGCTTATCCCATTGTGCTTTGGAGAGGTTGGCTTCGGAGCGTAGGTTATTGCCCCATGAGGATTGTGGTACGAGTTCAATGTTTAGTTGCATATAGACCTCTGATGGTATCTAACAGTTCCCTAATCACATAGAGGAGAGAGTTGCTGGATAAGATGTGTACATAGGCTATCTTTTCGTCAGCCTTAAAAATAGTGATTAGACTTATCTTGCTGTCGAATCTAAGTCGGAGGGTTGGGTCATTGGTGTGTTTGTAAGACCAGCTATCACGACTGGACACGCCATCCGGATCTTTCACGAACCCAATCTCGATGAAAACTACCTTCCAATCAGCAACCGAGAGATGGTAAGGAGATAACGAACCGAGGTTGGACGATGGGATCAGTAGCCCCTCGGAGTCCCGATCAATGTATTTCATTTCTTCTTCTCTCTAAGTGCGAGTAAGGTTTTGGTCAGCTCACCTGCTTCATCTTGTCTGTCTTGATTTCTATCTGGATGGCAGAACATGAGCAGTCTTTTGACGAGAGCTTGATCTATCTTGGGCTTCGACTGAGCTTGATAGCGTAGGCTAGAAATCTCCATCTTGAGTTGATGGACTTGAGCGTTGAGTGTCTTGATCTGATTATCTAGGTACGAAGTGTCGGGTGTCTCTTGTAAGAGCTGATGGATGATTTTCTGTAGGGAGTCGTATCGGTCATCAGACTTGATACGCTGAAAGCCTTGGCTACCTCTCCAGCAAGTCCAGCAAAGATCATAGTGGCTATTTTCCATAGGCCAGTTGCACTCGCTACATATTTGAACATCCATAGTTAATACTTTCTTTATATCTATTCTTACACAGATCATTTATATGAAAGGCATAAACAATGTATGACAAGATCGCTTATCTAAGATTAAGGATTGCTCGTTTAGAACGACTCGCAGATTTAAGGCCAGGTCTTGGCACAAAAGACCCTTGCTACATTATTCAGAGAGCAGTTAACAATGGAGCAGACATCCCAAAAGCCCGATATGTTAAAGAGGTGTTGGAGGATCTTGAAATCGTCACATACGGAGAGTCTGGCCGTAGTGGGTTAGAAGACATTCCTAGTAGCGAAAAGAATGATTGGTATGGGGCTACTTACCCTCGCAGATTGAAGGAAAGAGTTGAGGGCGAGGAGATTGCATATGGAAAAGGTGGGAAGAAAAAGTTGCCAGTCAACATTCCACATCTCACTTATTCTCAACACGCTCAGTTTAGGATGGATCTGAGAGGGGTCACTACGAAACAAGTAGAAGCTGTTGTGAAGCACTGGCACACACAGAATGCAATGGTACGAGAGGGTATACGAGATTATGACCGACTAAAAGAAATCGCCATGACAAATAAAGAGGAGCATGATTCAATCCGAGAGAACTTGGACTATCTTGAAAGGATTCTGTCTCCTGATGAGTTCAGAAAGCAGAAGGCTGATATGAAAAGGTACAATAGGAGTATGGAGATCAACCATAAATATATGGGTGTCTTTGTAGGGTTTGTGCCTCAGAGAGATGGAAGTATAGACATCAAGACCGTCTTTAATCTTAAGAAAGACGATGAGCCTTACGGAAACTATGGTTGCTAAGATTTCTACTCCGAGAGTTTCATCTTTTGGAAGAACTTTCGAGACTCCTCTAAGAAGCACGAGATAAGCTCTTTGTTCGTGATTTTGCTATCGTAGATATAGCTATCTGACTTGTACTTGTACTCAAAAAAGATGGTGTTGTCTTTTGATGAGAGCTGAACGCTGAACAGATCATCTTGTGTATGCGTCCAGACACCATCTCTATGAGATGCCTGGAAGCCACATTCTACTACGAGGATTTTGAAGATGGAGTCTTTGTTAAAGTCCTCTGTCTGTGATGTGGTGAGATCGGGGCTAACAACCCTCACTCCGTTTTGTTTAACTGTCAGCATTGGTTTCACCCCCCATCTTGAGGTGACCTGTGACAAGATCAATCGCACGGCGGAAGTCATACGCTTGATCCCGCGAAATCTTGACGCTAAAGAGTAGGTCAAGGACTTGACCCTTCCATGCTAGGGGGTTGTCGCTTGTGAAGTTTACGAAGAGTCTTTGGACTTCTCTTATATGACTCACAGGAGTCAAATCATCCCCTTTGATTGACATATAAGCATCCATCAATCGGACGACATACCTTGAGCTGATAGGTGAAGCGACCTTTTCTGATACGCCTTGCTCATCTAAGATTTGCTTGAGGATATTTGAGGTATGGTCTGTGCAGTTGAGCTTACGGCCAGACTGATAGTAAGCGTTGACTGCCTCGACCTTTTCTTCGTCCGAGATCTTGTCGATCTTACGAGTGTGCTCTTTACGAGACTTGGTGTGTTGTTTGCGGGAAGCCTTTAGGGAGTCATTCTGCTTCATGTCAGATGTAGGCAAGCTATCCTCGCCCATAAGAAACTTACTCCACCTTACATTTATAGTGGTGGGGCTGACTCCATACTTCATTGCTAGATTATGTACTCCATCTGGTTCATTTCGGGCTTGTTCGACCTCCTCGATAGGGATTGGTACTGATAGGTGCTTGTAATTTGCACCTGTGATCTTCGGTGTGGCTTTCCTTAAAGTCTTTACGACCACGACTGGATGCTCGTTGTACCGAGTAGCGATCTGTTCTGGAGTCTTCCCTTCTTGCATGAGCTTGTGCCACTCGACCCTCATTTCTGGCTTTGCTTTCATGCTCATGTTAGCCCCACTTGCTCACGAGGTTGTTGACCTCTTTCTCGTACTCTTTGAGGGTGTACTTTTTGTGGACACCGAAGTCTCTTGCGAGCTTCATCCACTCGTTGTTGAAAGCCACTGGATCTTTGCCCTCGGACATGACCTTGTAGAAGGTGCTCCTCACCCTCTCGTTGATGGCGAGAAGCTGTGCCTTCTTGCTTACCTTGTTCTTGATCTTCTTCATGGTGAGTTCTCCTTAGTGGGAGTTAGTTGGGGGGGGGGTTGGTCATCAACCCCTTACACTAGGACATAGATAAGGGGTTACGACCTCTTAAACTTGACTTGGTAGGTCTGCATCGTTTCGAGGTTAGGTACAGCGTAGAACGCTTCCTTGACCTCTTCGGGAGCATCCCGAAACTCGCTCCACCGGATCGTGTAGCTGTGTGCGATGTATTGGTCGAAGAGATCCTCACCGATAGCGTCCTCGATGTCGTTGATGTCAACCGACTCTAGCTTGGGAGTCGGGGGTTGCTTCTCCACCCTTGTCGTGTACTTACCTGATGCAGACTCGATGATGAGATCTTGGTCATCAGCCATTTCGATCAGCTCGGACTTGAAGCTCTTAAGAGACTTGTTGAGCCTGTTCTGTGCCTCCCACAGTCGAGAGGCGGCTTCGGTTCGCTGATTGATGTTGAGGGTGGTGTCATTCATTTGGTTCATAAGTGCGTTGAAGTTCATTTCTTTATTCTCCGTTTGTGAAGTGTGGTTTTAGTTGGTGAGGTTAAGTTCGGTTAGGATGTGTGTGGTAGTTTCTCCGTTAAGGCTTTCCCATCGGACTCCCACTTGGTGAAAGCCATGACCCTCTAGGTTTGGGTTCTTTTGAGCTCCAGAGATAAGGAAGCCTTTCATGCTTGGGTCTGATTTGAGGGACACCTCTTTGCCTGTCGTAAAGTGAGGTGCAAGAGCTTCACAGACTCGATAAGTCTCATTTAAGATGTCTCTCTCTCCTGGCTTCGGCAACCGAACCTTAGTTGCAGAGTCTCGAACCATACAGGACTTGTGGGTCAAGACATCATAGACGAAGAGTGCTTTACCCGACCCTTGCATTGGCTCTTTGGCGTGAAGGATAAACCCTTCGATACCTCGCTTGTCTTTGCTTCCCTTAGTGACCTTTACAGGAGTGTTGATAGCGAGACAGTCATACATCATATCCATCTCGGACTTGAGAGCCTTCTCAAAAGCTCTGACTTGAGACTTAACCAAGTCGCCATTAACTAGCTCTTGGATAAGGTCGGAGTCATGCCCCTCATAAGGATGGTCTGACTTGTACACCCCTTGAGGTAGAGGTTGACCTTTTAGTGCGAGGTGTACGCTCTTAGCGTACTCTAAGACTTGTTCTGTTGTGTTCATGTTTGTTCTCCTTTACGAGAGTAAGTTAGATATTGTTCATTGCTTTGTAGGCATCACCGATAACCTTTTTCACCATGCCCCATGAGGGGATATGATAGGCTACCTCACCTTTAAGGATCGGCTCACCCGATACGACACAAGAGGTGTCAGCTAGAGCCTCTATTTCGGTTGTGTCATGGAGTTTGGCTGACTTGGGTACTTTGACCTTACTTAAGTTGTATCCAGCTTTAGAGGCGATCTCTAGGGCTTCATTCCTTGCCTCTCTTGCTTCCCTTTTGGCTTGTTGGGCTTCACCCTTAGTCTCACAGCATTGAGCTAAGAGAGGACAGCCTTGACATACAGGGTCAGATTGAACCACCTTGCCGAAGCATGGAGTGGTAGCGACAAGTCGGATGAGAGTCTCCTCACAGGTGAGGTCATACAGACTTGGTGCGTTTGTGTTTACCTCGATCTCACCGAACAGATCATCTTCGAGCATCATCATCTCCATTGTGGTTTGTGTAGGTTGAGAAGCAACAGGTGCTTCTGCTTCTGCTTCGCAAACCACAGTACCATTCCATCTCCACTCCCAACCTTGGGTGGTCATCTCCCCTGTAGCCTTGAGCGTCTTGACTGCTTGGCTACAGAGGTTATCGAACTTGGGCTGGCCCGATGGGTAGTAGCCAAAGTCAGCGTGGGTCATACCCATGTGAGTGAGGATTGCTTGTCGAGCTTCTTGGAGTCGGCTCGGCAAGATGCTAGGGAAGATCTCCCTCATAGAGTTGAGGATCAGAGTTTTTTGTTCTTGGGTTGTCATAGATTTGTCTCCTTTAGGAGTGAGTAAGTGAGCGATCTCACCTTTCAAGAGTTAATAGATAAGGGGTTACAGAGTGGTTGTCCACCTACCGACCTTAGAGGTCGATAGGGCAAACATCAGAGCTGGCTTGGCTTTGAGCGTCTACCACATCGGAGCGTAGGTAGGGGTCGATAGCACCCTCAAGAGCGTCTTGATTGTGCTTCTCGTTGAGATGCCCCTTGATGATCGCAAAGGATCGCTTGAGAGCCTTCTTAAAGTCGGTGATGCCTAAGTCCTCCATGACTGTAAGGCAAGCATGACCCCATTGCTTTGCTTGGCGTAGAGTGATCTCCATACCCATCGCTTGCTCCTCTGCTACCTTACGGATAGCTCGGTTGCAGTCCACCAAGAGCTTCACTTGGTCTTGATCAAACTGAGGAAACTCAGCCTGTACGACCATACGCTCAAACTTAGGTGTAGGAGGTGGAGCGTAGATACCGACACAGCGAGACAGGAGGCTTGAGTCTTTCATTTGGGTGATGTTCCCTCGACCACCATCCCCATCTGCACCACTATTGCTCGTAAAGTAGAAGCGAGTGTTAGGCAAGATCTCAAACATCTCACCTGTGATTGGGTTGGTCAGCTTCTCTTTGCCTAGCTCAAGAGCTTGGCGGAGGATCTCAAGCTGGTCGGGTGTAGCTCTGTCGTAGTCAGAGAAGAGGATGACTGCGGGTACTGTGATTGTAAGCATACCCTTGTCATTGACAACAGTATAGCCGACTTTCTCCATGCCCTTGATTGCGTCTTGAAGCTGTTGCTCGGTTGCCCCTGTAAAGTCTCGCTTGCACGACACCCCACGACAAGCCTTGAGCAGATCACCCTCGACCTCTTTAGTCATTGTGCCACCTTTGCCATCACCTACGAGCGTGGTTCGGTAGATCCAGTCCACAGGATTTGTGCCTTGCTTAAAGGCAAAGCGAGCGAGAGGCAGATTGAAAGCGTGGCAAAACGCCTCGATTAAGATGTCCTTACCTGTACCAGCAGGCCCCGACACGATGAGGTGGTTGATTTTCAAGAAGAGAGTGCCATCTTGCATCCACCCCTCGCTCGTGTCCTCGACATAGTTGTCGGGACGCTTTGCAGGGTCGAAGCCAGCGTTGATGATCTCTAACGCTGTGAGTGGCGACATTGTTCTACGCACACCACAGAAGTAGTTGTAGGCGAGGGTATACAGTTCGGGTCGCTGACGATTTTTTTTCATGTTCATATCGACCATAAGGGTTCTCCTTGTCGAAGTAGGTTGCGTTGATGTAGTTCACATAAATAAGGGGTTACAGGTTGGGCGAGTCGCCCGATTAGGTTATACAATCTCGTGAGAAAATGTTCCCTCACACCATGATATAAATAAGGGGTTACAGCTCATCGAAAAAAGTTTTTTGTCCGATAGTGGTCAGCTCGTCCGTTATATGTGTGAACCGAATTGTAACCCCTTATCTATACCATCACATCAACCACCCACTCCAACAGGAGAACGCTTATCAAATACCAAGTCATACTGAACAACACCCAAGTCCTCTCAACACATAAAAATCGCAAGCTCGCTGAGAATGCACTCAGACGATGGATGAAGAAGCATGATGAGGAGCGTCAAGCCCACAACCGAATGATCAGTTGGGTTGACCCAAAGCTCGTTCGCAATGTGAGTGGGGTCTACCACATCCGAGCAGTGTAACCCCTTATCTGTAGACTAGTGTCGAGGGCAACTGTTCCTCACTTTCATATAATACACGAACACCCACTCACTCACCAAAGGAGATCCTTATGGTACTACCACCAAACCATGACCCTACACAATACGCAAAGCGTGATCCCTTGAGCTTCGCTAAGGGTGCGTTTGAAGCGTTGACCTTAATGCTCAAGGACATCAAGGTCGTCCGACAGGGCGGCACTTTTGCAATCGCATCAGCCTTTCCTTGGCTCGTCTTTGGGCGAGCTATCCAAGACACAAGAGCGTCTGACTACCACTCGAAAAACGAGTGGCTCAAAGCCATCTACAGGGACGCTCAGTACAAGTTTCAGTCATCACCCGATACTGCTACTCTGTTTCTTCCAGCTCCATCAGCGGCAGGTGTGACGACAATCAACGCTAGTGCTGGTGTTGGTGGAGGTGTGCATGAAGCAGGTCATGCGATCTGCGACTGTGCGAACGGACGCTTCCCGACTTATGAGCAGTTTCGAGCTAAGGTCGGCCGCCACTTGGATATGACTATCCCCTACCACGAGTCAAACTTCCCCAAGTGGGTAAATGTGACTGCTGACATGAGGCTTGAGCCAGGAATGGCTTTGGCTTATCCAGAGGTCGAGCATCGCTTCCATGCAATCCAAACTTGGTGTCATGGTCTTGAGGCAGAGGGTCGAGGTCAGGAAGTACCTAGCGACTTTCTCATGGCTCTTAGAGATGCTGGTAAGGGTTGGGTGTCTGACGAGTCAAAGGCTGTCTATGCAGAGTATCAGCAAGACGCTAGAGACTTGGTTGACTACCTCCGACCAATCTGGTCAGAGCTAAAGCCTCGCAATACAGATTGGGCTGACTCGGCTCACCTCCCTGTCTATGTCGCTGTGGAGATCATCAACGCCTTACATAAGATCTTAAAAGAGCCTCCCCCTCCCCCTAAGCCAAGGGGGGGCAAGGGCAAGGGCAAGGGTGATCCTCAAGATAAAGGTAAGGGAGATGGGAAAGGTGATCCTCAAGATCAGCAAGACCCACAAGATCAACAAGACACGCAACAGTCAGCAGGCAAGTCTCCAATGAGCCTTGAGGACATCAAGCGTCTGCTCGATGGGGAGGGTAAAGCACTTGATCCGAACAGTGCGATGAAGCAAGAGGTCGAAAAGAACAAGAGGTATCTTGACCACGAGCTGTACATCCCTAACGGAGCAAAGCCAATCTATCGGAAGCTCCTCTAACAGATCGGGGCTGTTGTAACCCCTTACTTATCCTACTCTTGAAAGGAGACTTATATCATGCCTAATAAGTACGACACACAAGTCTTGTCCTCGATCAATCGGGGAACAAATAAAGTGAGGCGAGCCTTAGAGGTCGCCAATCAAAAGGTCGGTCAAAACTTTATCGGTGCTCGCTTGAACACTCGAAGCTCGGCTCTCGTGAATACGCTTACTAGCGTTCGCACTGGTCAGATCAATCGTGATCGCTACCATAAGATGTACCAGAAGCCACAAGTGAGAGCGGCGTTCTCGTTCGCTATAGACGGTAGCGACTCGATGAACTACAACACAGGGTGTCCGAGTGGCACTTACTGGAAAGAGTGTATCAGTCTCATACATGGGCTTCATACAGCTTGCCAAGGGATCGGGGTTGACTCAACCTCTGCGTTGGTCATGTACACCTATGGTGATCGTGATGTGCCTATGGCAAGCTCTAGCTATAAGCCTGTGGCTAACATGATCAAAGGTCTTGGTGATAAATGGCAACGAGATAATCCCGATAAGCTACGCAAGAAGCGTTGCAATGGAGGAACATCAATCATCTGTTATGCCGAGACCGCACTAGACATGGTATCTCAATCTGACGCTACCCATAAGATCGCCTTCTTCCTTACCGATGGTGAGGACTATGAAAAGGCTTACCTAGAGAGCATGAGACAGCAAGCTCAAGCTCAAGGCATCAAGCTAGTAGGGATCGGGCTAGGTGTGAGTGGTGATCGACTCCCTAATGGCATTAGTGGTGCTAATGCTCTTGAGATCGCACCTCGAATGATGGATCACCTAGAGAAAATCATCAAGTCCTCAACAGGTGTAGAGGCAAACGACAAATAATCATATAACCCAAAGACCAACCAAACCCAGCCCACATGGGCCTCAACACAGGAGAACAAAGCCAATGGCTAACATCCGAACCCTCATCAAGTCATCCCTCCAATCAGACAGCTCCGGTATGCGTGTTGCTGACATCGCTGACTCCATCGGGGTGTCCTACTCCTCTACCTATCAGACCATCAAGAACATGGAGTCTGACGGTGAGGTCAATAAGATCGCTCGTGGGGTCTATGCCCTTGCGTACATCCCTAACTTCAGCACCGCCGAGTGCATCTCCCTCCTCCAGTCTTTGGAGAGCCAAGAGATCGCTGTTGAGATCGCTCGTGAAGAGCTTGATCGAGCAGAGGCACAGCTTCAAGCTGTCAAGCGTACCATCAAGTCAACCATGATGTCAGCGTTCGAGGACTAGCCGACCTCTGCCCTTAGTGGCATTCGATAGACGCAGACGCTGGTGTCTCACATCTAGGCTTTGTCCATGAGCTGAACGAACAACACTTTTTGAAGGTAGGTGCTGTTCCCGATGTGATGGGAGGTTCGACTCCTCTATGTGTCTTTAGGAGATTTAGTCTTGTATCTCCGAGCCTTAGACGGTTGGTGTCGCACATACAGGTTTTAGTGTATTGTCCTGTAGCTCTAATCTGATCGCTGTGGGTGGCGATCTCACTCGTACTTTTGGGAAGGGGTACAGAGTAAAGATTGAGCAGTGTCGGAGGGTTCGACTCCCTCGTAAGGCTTTACGATTAGATTTCTAGCCTGTGGGCGAGGGGCTGATCTGTAACCCCTTATTTATAGTCTAGTGTAAGGGTTGATTGACAGCCCACTAACCCACTCCCAAAGGAGAAACAAATGGTACAGCTCTTTATCTTCCTCCCTGTCCTCTTCCTCGCCTACGCCATGCTCTGTGATTGGGTTGTTGGCGAGTAAAGTAAAGTCGGGGTTCTGTAACCCCTTATCTATTACCTAACATGAGGAACGATCCTCACAACCACTCACTCTCATAGGAGAACAAGACATGATCGACTTAACCAACTACCCAATGCTCAACGCTCGTCAGCACACCCCCTTCTTCGCAGACCTCACCTCAGAGGATCGTGTGATGAATGTCAACGGTAGCCCCATGTCTCATGGGGTGTGGAACATGATCGTCAGCCACCGAGATCTCAAGCTGTGGTGTCGGCTCGGAATGAAACCCCATCGTGGGTGGAAGGTGAGCCAGGCGAAGGCTTACTTCGGCATCAAGGGCAACAAGGACAAGCTCTTGAAAGAGTTTGAGGCTCTTAAGGCAGAGGTAGACGAGATCCTTTTAGGGCGATAATGATCGGGGTTGTAACCCCTTATCTATAACCTAACATGAGGAACGATCCTCACAACCACTCACTCCCAAAGGAGACAACATGAACAGCGTAAACATCACAGCCGAAAACTTTATCCCAGCTCTCCTCGCACCCTTCGGTGGCAAGGACACCCACAACGAGGCAGGCGAGGCTCTCCCCTCAACCAGCTCTAAGGCTTGGAGCTTCACCCTCCACAATCGTGATCGCAACACTCACCTCACCTTCAAGGCTCGCCGCCCGAAGGGGTGGACTGTAGAGTCTCCTGTCCTCATCGACCTCATGACAGGCAAGGACAACGATGCAGACTTTGGCTTCATCGGGAGCGTCAGTCCTCGTGGGTTCTACAAGCCAAGCCCCAAGAGCAAGGTAGACGCTGATCGCCTTGAGGTAGCCAATCGCACAATGGTTTGGCTTCTCACCAAGCTCAACAATGGGGTGGAGCTTCCCGATGCCCTAGAGATCAAGGGTGCTTCTAAGTGCTGTAGGTGTGCTAAGAAGCTCACCAACCCCGACAGCGTAGACGATGGGATGGGTCCAGTCTGTCGCCGTAAGGCTAACGAGAGCAAGGTTAGCCGAGGGGTCTAAGGGTTGGGCTAGGGTCGGGGCTGAAAAGCTCTTAGAGGGGCATTTAAGAGATCGTAAGAAAAGTTTGTAGGTTTTGTCCGATAGTGGTCAGAGCCTTCGTCTTATAGGTGAACAGCAAAGGAGAACAAGACATGAGACATGATAACCTAACTCTCCCCAACAACCGAAAGGGAAGCACGATGAAGATGAGAGCAAGACGAGGCGACCTTATCACCCTCCAACCTGATGCCTGTGGCTACTTCGAGTCCGAGGTCGGCTGTACGGTAACGCTCATGAGTGAGGATCTCGGTAATCGTACGGTGCGTGTCATCAAGGCTCGTGATCAGTTCCACCACGACTGGCCCGAAGCTCCAAATAACCTCATGCTCGTAAGGTGTGAGGGTCAACAGTACCTTGTGTCTCGTGAGCATCGCCACCTCTGCTTGGTGTCGGGGAGCTGATCGGGGTTGGACCCTAGAAATCATGGGTCGGTCATATCCAGCTCTAGTGCCAGAGCTGTAACCCCTTATCTATGATCTAGTATCAAGGGTTGACTGGTTCAGCCCAACAGACTCCAGAAAGGGAGAACAAGACATGACCAACAAGACCTTCGCAACCATGATCATCATCGGCATTGCCCTCGCTGGCTTCTATGGTAAGGCGAGCATTGAGGCCCATGAGGGCAGGGCAGTTTACCACAGCGAGTGTGAGATCAGCTCACACCCTGTGCAGTACCTCCACACGACAGGGAAGAAGAGGTGGAGGAAGTGGGTCTACCTCGATACTGTAAATGGTGTCGAGATCAAGGCGAGCAAGGATCAGCACAAGGCGTGTGAGAGCGTGAAGGTTCTCATGTCGAATGAGGCGGAGCTTGCAGAGGCGAACCGACTCAAGAGCATCGAGAACCAGAGGCTCTTAGCAGTCCTCGGTTGGTTCTTTTTGATCATGGTGGTTGAGGTCGCCATCAACTATCTGGCTAAGAGGCGAGAGCGTCTTGAGTGGGAAGAGGCGAAGCGACAACAAGACCTTGAGCATAAGCGAGAGTGTGAGAAGTGGGCGGCGAGGCGTAAGGCAGAGGAAGCCGAGCGTATGAGGTCTAAGACAGCGAATGAAGAACGAGCAAAGCGAAAGGCCGAGAGGGGAGCAATCCTTGAGGCTAGGAGGCTTGCTAACCTAGAGCGTAAGAAAGGATAACGAGATGACGCTAAGAGAACAGCTACAACAAAGAGCAGACATGATAGGTCAACTAGGAGGTCGAGGCGACCTTATGACGCAAGAGCAGTATGTGATCAATGAGGGTGTTCAGATGGCTTCTAGTGAGCCTTTAACAGAGGAGCAGTACGCTTACCTTAGAATGATCACAGGAGCGATTGAGTGCCTTCCTAAGCAGTGCTTTTACAATGCACAGATGATGACCCTTGCCGATAGCTACCATGAGACACCCAGGGTGCAGTACCATGAGGGCTATGTGTGGACTGGCTTAATGCCGATCCTTCATGGGTGGATCACTCTTGATGATAAGATCGTGGATGTGACTTTGAGTACAGACCGAGAGGCGACTCAAAGATACTTTGATGGTGAACCTCCACAAGAGGACTTGAGGGATAGGATACTAGGAGTGATACCCGATGGGTGGGAGTACATTGGTGTGCCGATGGAGACGGCTTATGTGGTGGGGTTCATGCTGGAGAAGATGGAGTCCCGATCACTCATTGACAACTGGCAAGATGGTTGGCCTTTGCTCCAAGCCTAAATAGGAACACGCTTCCTATTTAGAAAAGGTAGAAGCACTTCCACCTTTCAACTTGTAACCCCTTACCTATGAGGGGGTATCAATCAACCACTCTGACAAGGAGAACGCTTATGAACTCTTTCATCTCAATCATCACAACCAACGCAATCAAACGCTTCGAGGCTTACGATGACACCTTCAAGCGTGTGATCCCGACAGCCCATATCGAGCTGACCAACATGAGCTTCGGCATCCACAAGTCTTTCTTTGGAAATGACACCGACCACATCGCCCCACTCTCACAGCGTACAGGCACTTACCGACTTGTGTGCGACCCAAAGGATCACGAGGCTATCGTGGAGGCTCTTGCAGAGGAGTTTGCTGAGGTGTCTGCTTGCGTCAAGCTGTTCGCTATCGAGATCAGCCGACCGACCACAACCAAGTGGGTTGCTCGTAAAGAGAAGGCAATGACTCGTAAGGGAGCTACCACTCTCACAATCACTTGGAGTGAGGACTCTCGCATCACCACACAGAACCTCTAGGATAGCCCTAGAGAGTTTTTGGGTATCGACCCTAACACTACCCCTAACCACACACCAAAGATGGCTTAGAGGGCAATCTCGAAGCTCTAGTGAACCATGACTTGATGGTAGGCAAACTTGAGCCAGTCCTCTGCGTGGTTGCCCCCTTGCCACATGAGGAGCTGTACGGACTTTTCAAGCTCTCTCCATTCAGCGAGGGTCTTGCTGTTAGTGGTCATCCATCGTGATCTCAAGTCTCGGTAATGACCTCGTGCTAAATCCTCCCACATGGGGAGCCAGCTTGATCGAGCTGTCCTAGACTTACGAAGCATCTGGATAAGGTCAAGTGTGGTCATGTCTCGTGTCATGTTTTACTCCTTGTATCATATAACTTTGAGTACCTATTTGTTATATGATTTGAGGGGTAAACATGACTTATCTAATAAGGAGTTATCGGGGTTTTGACTCGTTCTTAAAGTGGCAGTTATGGGTCGGGTTTCTGGCTAGTCTGGTGTGGGCTTTGAGTGTGCCGATAGTCCATAAGCTCCAGGGTGTGCATTGGACGACAGCGTATATCTCACTCTACCTAATCTTCATCCGAGTGAGTGGGTTGATCCTGCCCTTCTTCAAAGGAGCGAGGATTAGAAATCTGTACCTCATCACGATCTGCTTGAATGTGATCTATGCAGCCAGCCTGTTGCTTTACTTCTATGATGTCCATCTCTTCCTCTGGGCAGAGGTGGTTCTAGGCATAGCGTATAGCGTGGTTGGTCCACTCATGGGGATCGGGTGGGATGTGTGGGTCGTGAAGCAGTACCCAACGGACACCTTCGAGGACTTCAGATATTGGGAGTCCTTTAGGTGTTCGCTAGGTGGTGTGATGGGGAGTGGCTTAGTCGCCTTGATGACAACCCTCACGAGTCTCGATCAGACCGTGAGGGTGTTCATGGGGGCGATGGTGTTCATGCTAATGATCCAGCAAGCAAACTGGATCAAGCACTACCGACATCTCATCGAGCCTTAGCGACCCTTACGCTTTTGTCGGCTAAGGATCTGATTCATGCTCACTACCCCGTCATCGTCAGAGGGTAAAAGCTCGGTGATCTTGTCTCCCTCAATGAGAGCCTGATACCCCTCGAAGTCAGAGATGACAAACCCCTCTGGAGTCTTGACCCAAGACACCTTGGCGATCTCATCGAGTCCGTCATAGTGGAGGGTCAGCTCGCCTGTGTCGGTCGGCTTGAAGATGATCTCAACGCACCACTGGGGATCGAGTCCGTTGTCATCGTCCATGTACTCTTGAGTGACCTTGTACTCGCCGCCTACGACCCTTGCGTAGTAGGTGAGCTTCAAGTCAGAGAAGCTGGAGACAGACCAGGTGGGGTTGCCCTTTTCGGGAGTGTTAAAGAAGGTCATTGCTGAGGGGTCAAGATCATCAGTAGGGTAGGGTGGGTCATGGTTTACCGTAGCGTAGGAAAAGTCCTCATACGAGCGTTGAGACATGGGTCAGCTCCGATCACAAATCTCGTTCAAGCGAGAGGCGAAGGGAGGGCAGTTCTCCATCATGTATGCGTAAGCGTCCTCTTGCTTGTAGATGCCCGACTGACTCGCTGTGTCTTGGAGGCAAGCGATCAGATAGGTGAGGCGAGCAGAGGGAGCGTTGGTGAACTTGTAGCTGGTCAAGTCATCCTCGCTCATGTTCTCGGCAGTCTCACAGAGCCAAGCCTTGTCTTGCTCGGTAAGATCGAAGCCATAGGAGGGGCGATTGATTGACCACCAGAGGGACATCTCAAAGGGGTGTGCGAGCTTGCCATGAGCCTTGAGGTAAGCCTTGGCCTCGTCCATCTTCCGCTCGATGACGATGTGGAGATCGTTGTCAGAGCGGGTCGGGTAGCGTGGGTCGTTGTTGATCTTCGTTTGCTCTGCGATCACAAACTGTCGATACTGATTGAGGGTTGCGTTCTTCATATTGTCTGTAGCTTCCTTTTTAGGAGGTCTAAGTTTGGTTGAGGGTCAGCTTGTCTGCCCTCTACTATCTGAACACATAGGCTGTCGGTTTCTTTTCACCGACTGTGATTTTTTTATGGGCGAGAGAGCTGACCCTCCCTTGAGCCGAAGTTAAACTCCTCGATGATCTCGTTGATCTTCTGTAGCTGTGTAGCTACCCACTCTTGGTTGCCTCCACCTTTAGTGTCGTAGTGGTGGTCGAGGAGGTGGAGGTTATTCGAGATGCTGAACAGCTCGGAGCTGAACTCGTAGTACGCTCTGTCATAGTCCTCGATGACCTGTGGAGGTGTCATGTCGGCCTCCCACGCAAACTCCATGAAGAGGTCATGTAGAGCGTCCTCTCGCTCGTCCTCATCTAAGGTCGGGTCAAGGGAAGCCTTAGCCGCTTCCTCATCGAACCATGATCGGTTAGTGTCCCAAGCGTAGACCCCCTCCATGACGCAGTGGTCGCACAGCTCCTCGTCATGGTCGTACTCGTCATAGCCGACACAGTACGAAACCATGTACCGTCCTGCACCCTCACACTCCCGACACATCTTAGCGTCAGCGTAGCGAGATGCTTGGAGCTTCGCCTTAGCATCCTGTAGCATTGCCTTGAGGGTGGGGAGGTTAGCGATGTCGCTCTCGATCTTCGAGGTGAGGACTCGCTCTGAGGTCTTGATGTCTTGTAGTGATGGCATCATATTGATGTCTCCATTAGGAGTGAGTGAGGTGCGTGATGATTCTGCCCCTCTGACATTTAACTATAGATAAGGGGTTACAGACTCAGGGATTACATTTGCTTGAGGAGCGTTAAAGCCTCCTCTGCCTTGTCAGCGTCAACCTTGATGTGGACGATCTGATCGCTCGGTACAGGGTGGAAGCTAGGGTTCAAGTGCGTTATGACAGCCATGATGTCATAGAGGTGATAAAGGGTTGAGGTGTCGGGTAAAGACGCTACGATGGTTCGGGTCATGTCGTTCTCCTATTAGTGGTGGTAAGGGTTCATCTCGTGTCCTGGCTCAAAGCCTGTGATCAGCCACTCTCGGATTTGGACTGACCACTCCGAGAGTGCGTCTTGAGCCACAGCTCCCTCGGCCCATGCAGTCAGCATGGCAACAGCTTGGGTGGCAGGGGTGTCTACCTCAAGGGTAGATGGGGCTGGTGCGAGCCACCCTGTAGCCGAGCGAGTGAGAGTGGTCTTACCCTCAACCTCTGCGACTTTAACCGAGATAGCACCCATTGGTCGTTGGTGTGTGATAGTTGTCATGTGTGTCTCCTAGTAGTGGTTGTGGTTGATGATAGATAAGGGGTTACAAATCGTGAGGGCTGACCCTCCATTATAGGGTTCGGGTTTCACCCCCCCTCGTTCCTACTTGCCTTTCTTGTCTTGCATCCACTGGGTGAAGTCGATGACCTCTTGCTTTGGGGCGTACAGCTCTTGGAGGAGCTTCGCCTTGATCGTGTCGATGTCAGACTCGCTGACCTCCCACACTCGATCCCCATGAGAGGTTGGCTGGCCAGTCTTGATCGAGTGGGCCATCTCCTTCACGAAGTTGTTGATGTCTTCATTGGTCATACGCATAAGCGTTTATCCTTTGTCAAAGAGTGGTTGCGTGGGTGGTCGCTACCACCCACGCTAGTTCATAGATAAGGGGTTACATTAGTCTCGAACGATGCGTCCTAGTCGGTTCACCTTGATAACGAAGGTATCACCATGACGGTAAGCGTCATCACCTTTTCCGATGATGGCAGACTGTACAAGAAGGACATAGCGATGACCTTTTACAAGGTGGTCAAACATATCTTTCCAAGGCAGTCTTGGTTGTGAGGATGAGGCTGATGTCAGACGAACACGCTTCACATCATAGGACACTTGAGCTTTAGCCCAAGCAAACACATCAGCTTTACTCGGCATAGAAGCCATAAGCGTTCTCCTTTACGAAGTAGTGGTTTTCAAAGAAATAATCGTTGGTCGCTACCAACACTAGTCCATAGATAAGGGGTTACAGGCTGTCGTAACCCCTTATCTATCTCTTAGTATCGAGGGTGGCAGAGGTCGCCCCACCAACCAAACTCTTTGACACTATGAAAGGAGGCTATGCTTATGCGTATGCCTACTAAGTCCGACTACCTAGCCTACGCTGGCTACTCACGCTCTTACCAGGTTGAGGTCTGTGCTTGCGAGTACGACTCAAAGGGTATGATCCTCGACTTCGCCACAGACGGATGGGAAGGGCGGCAGCTTCGCAATGTGCCAACTGACACACCCCTTCAGCTCAACATCATGGATCGCAATGGCGACAAGATGGAGGACATCGGGATCAGCATCAATGGTGAGACTGGTGAGATCGAGTGCAGTAGCAAGCACTTCGAGGGCTAGGGTAGTCGGGGTATCGAGTAACCCCTTAATCATATAACAACATCAACCACTTACTTCGTAAAGGAGACTGCCTATGTACGAACTGTATGATCGCTTCGAGCGTAAGGTCGTCAAGACCTTCTCTTCACTTGGCGAGGCTGGACTTTACCTCGCCCAAGAGGTAGAACATGAGTCTCGTAAAGAGGGGCGAGTGTCCATGCCACGCTTCATCATCAGATACTAGGAAGGACTGCACATGACACTTACCCAAAAAGTAAATGGGGTTCGGAAGATGATCCCGACCCCTCATCACAAGACAGCGTATAAGACCAATGCGTCCGAGCAGTCTTGGCTTGCCCGACATCGTGATCTGTTCATCCAGCTTGCCGAGGAGGTGGGCTTCGAGGTGGGGGTGGGGAGTCGAGAGCTTCGGCTGACGCACGACATCGGAAACTTCACCGTCCGATTCCATTGGGATCGGGAGTGGTCAACAATCGAGATGTACGGTCGCTGTGTTGATCGAACCACCCGAACCTACCACCACTGGCGAGGTGATGCTAAACCCAAATCGCACAATGACGCACACCTTGGAAACTGGTTTCTCAAGAATGTGCGAGAGGACTGGATCGGGTCCAATATGCCACCGATGGAACAGATCGGTCCGAGGGACGAGATCGTGTTTACCTCCACTCCGACAGGTGGGGGTCAAAGAACACGAGCAAAGGTCATCGAGCGAGGGGGCAAGTGGGGCAACAACTACTTCAAGGTCGAACTGCTAGAGGAGCGAGGGGTGAAGAAGATCAAGCCCATCGGTACGGTGGTGGAGGTACACTATAACTGCATCATCCACCACGAGAGCAAAGCGTAACCCCTTATCTATAGAACAGCATACAGCACCTCTCTTGAAAGGAGAACAGCATGACAATCGAACAGCAACGAGTCCAATACGCAACCATCCGAAACAGCCTCCCCTCAGCCTTTCGTGCCGAGTGGCGAAACATCGAGCAAGCCTTCAAGGATCTCGATGTACCACCAACCCCTAGCGAGTGGGTAGCCGAGGTGAGAAAGTACAGCTCCGAGGTGAGTCAGTACGAGTCGGCACTGAACGCTTGGGTCAAACTCCGAATGGAGGACGAGGCAGGTTGGGGCGAGGACTACAGCCCAAGTCAGATCAAGGGGTGGCGAGATGACCTCGACATCCGAAGCAAGACCTCGCTCTTGAGGCGAGCGTTCAATGAAGACTTAAACACAATGATCAGCTACGATGAGTGGCGAGAAAGTAGAGACTGGTAATATGAGTTGGCATCAACATATATCAGAGTTAGCAGACATGATCAATGAAGCCCACAGCCTACGGTTGACCGACAAACAAGAGGCTCTTAGTTGGGCTGAGGATTACATCGACCAATCCGAAACCTATGAGGAGATCAAAGACCTAGCCCACCACTACGGGATAGGATCTGTCGAGGTCGCCCAACCCCAAAAGATAAAAGACCAGCTCAAAAAAATGATCGCTGATGAGGTGCTTGATTGGAAAGGGGCAGAGGCTGAAGAAGCTGAGGAGGAGGAGGCCGAGTGGGAAGTCGAGTCTACTTGCGATGACCAATGGGAGATCGAGTATGAGGACGAGGACGAGGCAGAGGACTGCGAAGCATGGGAGGGCGAGCGATGAAAGCACTCATAGGGCTAACGCTCAAGAAGGCTAAGGAGGTCGCCAAGCAAGAGCTAGGGGTCAAGAGGATGGGCGATGCTCGCTTTCAGATGATCCTCGATCAAGGAGTCAAGAGAGGCGACTTCATCCTCGAAGGCGACATGATCAAAGACCCCAACATCAGCTCGACAGACCCCCTCGACCTAGACCTGTTCGGTGAGATCGAAGAGGTCGAGGAGGAGGTCGAAGCATCACCCGACCCTGTGATCTCCACTAAGACCATCCACCCCGAAGTAGCCCACCTCGACCCCAAGCTGTCCAGCTCTGACCTACCACGAGCTGGTGATCTCTACCACTACAGATCCTACTCTGGTGAGGTCGTGCAAGGTGAGGTCAAGTCCACCATCTGCTTTGCCGAGTGTCAGAACCCCGATGGCACATGGCAGACAGTCGCCTTTCAAGACCTCTACCTCAAGAAGCGTGGAGTGCCTAAAGAGACGATGCTAAATCACCTCAACGCTTACTACCAGAATAATAATAATTTAAGAGCAGAGCATGATCAGCTCTTAAAAGAGATAAGCGAGCTTAAGGGGAAAGTGGACGAGGCGAAGGGGTAGCTGTAACCCCTTATCTATGTCCTAGTGTCGGGGCTTATGACCAGCCCCCCACTCACACTAGGAGAACCCCCATGAAAGTCACAATCTATCCAGCCACTCAAGCCCCCCACACTGTAGTGGTCAGCACCTTCTCTGACCTACAGAAGCTCGTAGGTGGAGACATCCAGGTTGTTAAGGAGACGAGCCTTGGCGACCTACTCGTCAACGAAGAGGGCTTGCTCATGAACCTACCTCGCAATCAGCACTACCCCTTCCTCGTGGGTGATGTTGTCCTCGCACCCAAGGGCTGGGGCGACCTTCCCTACGGCGACTAACCCACCAACACTCTGACAAGGAGAACCCCATGCACCAGATCGTTGTTTCACCAGCCGACTTCCTCAACCACCTCAACGCTCCATTCTTCGGGGCGACCCATGACCAAGACGGCAACGCCCTCCCCTCCAAGCGTACCAAGGAGTGGGTGTTCACGCTCGGCAACGAGCGTAAGGATAATCACCTCACCTTCAAGGCGACTCGCCACAAGGGGCAGACCGTCAATGATCCTGTCGAGGTCAGCCTCAATCTGCATGGGCTGAACAGCATCCATGACCCTGTGTATCAGACCATCGGGACGGTGGACTCTAGGGGTACGCTCCGAGTCCAGTACGGACTCAACCTTAACCAGCCGAGACTCGACATCGGCTATGACACCCTCGTCTGGCTCTTAGGTGTGGCGACCGACCCTAGCTATGAGATGCCCGACCATCTCCAGATCATGTGTGAAGCACGATGTGCAAGATGCCGACTCCCCCTCACCAACCCTAACAGCCTCAAGTCAGCCATCGGCCCCATATGTCGTAGCAAGATCAACAAGAGCAAGCCAGCCAAGAGGCCATGAAAATTTACTCGCTCACCCCACTAAAATTTTTAGGGCGAGCCGAACAAAAATCTCAGCGTGTAGAAATCAGAGGGTCGGGGGGTGCTTCGCAGAAGCAGTCCGAGTGTAACCCCTTATCTATAGTCTAGTGTGGGGAGGCTGACAGGCTGACCCAACCCCCCCTCTCGAACAAGGAGAACCGACATGACGATCACCAAGACACACGCTGACATCAAGACCCTTGAGGCGAGCCTCGATCAGCTCAACGCACAGCTCAAGGCCGAGCACCCCAACCACTGCACCAAGTGTGGGGGTGTCGGGGGTGACATCTCCACCAGTGGCGATGGGTGGCACGAGCCGATCACAGATGACTGGAACGACTGCTCGGCTTGTCTCGGTCAGAGCCTCAACCCCCTCGACCTCACCTCGACCATCTCCGATGAGGACGCAGAGGCCCATGTCGAGCGGATGACGGATGGGGAGCACCCCCTCCTCTCCAAGATCCATGAGGTCGAGCTTGAGCTTCACTACGAGCAGATGCACCTCGCACACCTTGAGATGGAAGAGGCCGAGCGAGAGTGGCTTGAGCGTGAACACGAGCGAGCGATGAGAGAGGCCGCCGAGGACGAGCAGAGCTACCTAGAGTTTTACTCCGACCTCAACTGAGCGTAACCCCTTATCTATGACCTCGTGTAAGGGGCGACTACTTCGTACTCGCCCACCCACCCACTCCCCCTAATGGAGAACCCCATGACAGACCATCACACACAAGCCAAGCTCGCAGACCTCAAGAGGCGAGCTGACCTCAACGCGGCTAAGCGAGCCGAGATCACAGCCAAGCTCAACGCTGACTACCCCCACCTATGCGACCAGTGTGATGGGACAGGTGGTGAGATCTCCTACGACTGGGGGAGCTTCACAGAGCCGCCGTGCCATGACTTCGAGGCTTGCTCGGTCTGTCTTGGAGAGGGCTTGAACCCTCTCGACATCACCTCCACCTTGAGTGAGGATGAGGTCGAGGCATGGATCGACAAGGTGCTTGATGACCTCAAGTACCCCCTCCCCCTCCACGCAGACCTTGAGGCTCTGATGCAAGAGGCAGATGCTCTCGGAGAGGAACAGGCAGACCTCCTAATGAGGCAAGGCTAATGCTCCCCCCTCAAAGACAGGGTTAATCAACATTCTGTCAGAACCCCACCAAAAACTATTGCGGGGATCTCGGAGTCCCTAAAACCGCATATTGAAAACGCATACAAAATGACACCCTTAATTTGAAACCATGTTTCAACCACCCTTTCGTAACCCCCTAGTTATAGGGCTACACAACCGAACCAAAGGTATGAACAATGGACACTACAGCAACTAAAACACAATACGAGCTAGACGCAGAGCTAGTGGCACATAAGTTATCAGAGCTTCGAGGAGGCTCTTACCACGATGCACGACCTGTTGAGATCAAGATCGAGAATGGGGGGTGCTACATCAGCTTCAAGATGTGGTCGGGTGAGGACGAGCCGGAGGAAGATGAGGACGATGACCGAGAGTGGAACTTGGAGTGTTCGACAGGTGATCTTCTGTCAGATCTCAAGAGGGCGTGTCGTGAGAGTGGTGTAGACATCGACATGGTGTACCAATACTGCGATGTCCATAATGATCGCTACAGAGGCATCTATGTCGATGCCTGTATCGACCTCACCCACACAGGAGCAGACGAATAGGGTTAAGTCTCCAGAGGGGGGGTCTTATATATGAGCATTTTTGGAAAAGCGATGTTGGATAAGTGATCTCATATATTATTTGGCGGGGGATTTTTTGGGTTCGATTTTGTAACCCCTTATCTATGTAATCTTGCCTCTTGAAAGGAGACTTAGAATGAAGCTAACAGTTAAAGACAATGGTATTCGAGTAGCGAACCCTAGTTATAAGGGTAATCGTATAAGCGGTGATCAGATAAGGCAGTATCACTCGACTTTGCTTGAGGAGTTGGGGTTTAAGAAAGAGGGTAGACCATTCTGGATGCACAGCTCAACGAGCAAGTTTGAGGCATCTGCATTATGTGTGGTTTGGAAAGAAGATCCGTATGTGTTGAGCATACAGAGAGGAGACTTTGTTAAGAACCTTCGTATTGGGGGAGAGTATGATCTGTATGACTTTGTGTCTGATGTTTTGCAGTCGGTAAGGGATGTTTGGGTTGAGGGCGGTAAGCACCAATAAGCAACGGAAACATATAAGTCATTCTCTTGAAAGGAGAACAGAGATGAACAAGTATATAGAGAGACAAGATGATGGTACGGTGGACTGGTCTAAAGAAGGCTTTGAGCTTTTGAATAGTTTTCAACAAACGGTCGCATCTCAAGGAGATCTTGCTTGTCGTAAGGTTTTGAGTGAGGTGCTTGAGAGTCGTGGTTTTGAGTGGGCTTTACCTTATGAGGAGTATGTCTTATCAGACGGTGCGGGTAAGTCAGTTTGGGTCTTGATGGGAGTCGAGTCTTTACAGGTCGTGAGAGACGGTGTGATTTACAATGGAGCTATGCACTATGAGCTTGGTTCGGATGAGTTGGGAGATTTATGGGAAATGATCAGAAAGGCATGGAACGCATAATGATTGAGTATTCAAGTGTGAGGGAAGTACCCAAGACGATAGCTGGGTTTTTTAGTGAGTCGGACTTAGAGGGTAAGAGTCGTGTTGAGATTTCTTATAGTTATCCGGGAGGTTCATTAGTGATCCATGAGGTGGGGGTGATAGGTTCATATCGTTTGGAGTTATTATCAGCCGAGATAGACGGTCGTTCTGGGATCAAGATACGGACAACTTATAGAGTGGAGGTGATGTGAGAACCTTTACTTTAATAAGGGATGGAAAGAGGCAATGGAAGGATTATGATCCTTATGTGGAGGAGATGTTGGGTAGGTATTGTTTGGAGATGCCCGACTGTTCTGACTTCTTTGTGTGGATATTTAAGGACGAGTTAGGTTTTGAGCCAGGAGACTTCACATCTTACTTGGGAGTATACGGATCAAGTTTTAGTGATTGTTTAGTATTGGGGGGCAAGGTGAGTGTGTTTTACTTTGATCGTTGTCACTGGGTAGTGAAGCATGGTGCGTATGAGCGAGTGGTGGAGGATATGAGGGATATATTTGATCTGATCCGAGAGGCGTGGGTGTTTTATGAGTGAGGGATCATATAAGGGGTGGTTCACATTGAGAAAGGAGAGAAATCTTGAGATATTTGGTGGCGTTGATGTTTTTACTAGGTTGTGGTGAGGAAGGTCTAAGGAGCACCCCATGTGAGCCTTATGAATTTGATGGTGGGACTTACCCTCGTGCAATCTTAGAGGGTTTAGACCCAACAGAGATAAGTGATGTGAAGTTATGTGGGGTGAGATCAGCAGATGTATATGAGTATTCTTGCTTCACGGATCTTGTTTTGATCTCCGATGGGGATTCAACGGAGATTATTTGTTTTGGTCGATCTTATCCCTTGTTGGAGTACACAGATCTCACGGTTTATTATAGGGAGTCAAAATGAGGTTGTTGCTTCTACTTGTTTTATTACTGGGTTGTGGTGAGGATAAACCTGCTAAGGTTTACAAAACGAATTGTCCAGAGGTGGAGTTAGGGCAGTACATAGGTTATTTGAGTATAGAGGGTGTGGACAAGAAATCGTATGTGTATTGGGGTTGTGTAGATGAGGATTGCAGACGAGAGGCAACGAGTGATTATGAGGTATCTGTGATGTCAATGGGAGATGATGTTTTGAGGGTCTGTTGTGGAGGTGTGGAACACCGAGTAGATCGGGTAAATGTGGTAGTTATTAAATGACTTAGGGTTATAGACTAGAGGGGGTGAAATATGCCTTATGTCTATAACAGAA